GAGGTTAATGAGTACTTCTTTAATCAGAAGCAGAAGACCGAGAAGTACTTCTCAGACCTTGCCAATGCCGAGGTAGAGGTAGCCATCGAGGAAGTTGACGAGAAGGAGCTTTTCAAGGCAGCGAAAGATTGCGGCTTGAAGTTCGCCGACATGGAGAGTTTGGAAGCCGTAATGGCAGAAGCCTAGCCCCCGTCCCCAGCGATTCCCTCGCTGGTCCCCTATCACAAAAAAAGCCCTGCTATCCTCTCGGACGGCAGGGCTTCGCTGTTTTTTAATACACTTTAAGATTATAGCCCATCGGAGGGCTATGGCGCTGCAAAGGTACGAAGAAAAAACGGAATATGTATCAGAAAATCTGAGAAAAACAAGAAATTATCTGTAAATTTTCGGGCTTATCTTGAAGAATGAGCTGTATTTTTCCGGTGGAAATCATACAGATAATAGCATTATTTGATAAAAATCATACAGATAATGGAAGTATCCCTTAGAAATCATACAGATGTTGTCCGATGTTTCACGCAGCTTTTTCGTATCTTTGCTTTTGGAAAATTAGATGTGATATTACAGGTATCTCATACGATGTATCTAAAATAAGAAAAAAGGCAGAATGCTGTTTTTCATTTTTTTCATTCGATCTGAATTAAAAAGGGCGAGGGCACTAGTGATAGTCCCCTCGCCCGCTCTATTTTCGGCCTTATTGATATATTTCCTCCTTATTCTTTCTCCTTATTAATATCGCTCTGCGTCTTCCCTATTCTTAAACCATATAGACGAGAGATAGCCGTTCTCGCAGCTATACAGCTTAATCTCTATACCGTTAAGGTTCGTATAATAGAAGGTAACCACATCGCTCTTGCTCAGGAAACCATTGATAGTAACCTTTCCGTTCTTAGTGGTGTAGGTAGCAGTATGATCGCTGACACTCTCTATCACCATGTGCATGGTGCCATCCTCGTTAAACGTCATGGAAGCCATACATTTCCTCTTCTTTCCATCCTCGGCATTGGTATAGGTAACGACGCAATACCAGGTACCCCGAAGCGCCACATCGTGGTCGGTATCGTCAGAAATATCATTCAGCGAACTGCCGCATCTCATCTGGCATTCATTGCCGTTGGCGAAGGTACCCACAATCAGCGGGCGCATATCGATGCTGATAGATACCCTGCTGCCCGTAAGCTTGTTGCTCTCCTGCAGATGCACCCCTGAAATCGTCTCATTGAGCAGATTGCCGATATTGAAGCTTTCCGGTGTGCCCACCTCGAAGCGGGTAGTAAGCCTGTCGCCATCCATCTGCCAGTAGCCGAATGCCGTGTTAGGCTCTCCGAAGAGACCGCCCGAGCTCATGCTGCCGCTACCCTCATAATAAACCATGTGGTTCTTATAGTAAGAATAAGTACCGCTGGTGCTGTTGATGGTCCACTCGTTTCCGGCAAGATATTCCTTCACCTTTGCCGCATTCTTCTCACTCTCGTCCTCGCTGCTGCTGCAAGCCGTGAGCGATGCCGTAACCATTCCCATGGCCACCACTGCAGAGATAGCCAGCAGGGAACGCTTCATCATAGATAGAAAATTCTGTTTCATTTTTTCATTCCGTTTAAAGTGTTATACATTATTAATTATATGAAATCCATCATTCATCCGGCAGCAGCACCACTCCTACCCTTACTTTCTTTCCGCAGTGAGGGCAGAAGGTGGAAGTTTGAATCATCTGTTGCTGCTGATTTTCTGATACCAGTCCGTTTTCGTGAACTGGGTAGGCTGGCTCGCGTCCTGCTTCCTGCTGCACGAAATTCACGTCTCTTGCGATGAAACCTTCCGGCAAATCTCCCCGCAGCGTAGCGTTCAGAGTTTCACCATCGTGCTTCTTTCTAGCCTCTTCAAATTGTCTCAGCCTATCCATCGCATTCTGTAGCCCCAATTTGCCCGGTCTCATATCAAACTTTTGAATCCCTTTCTTCTTTTTGATGACTTCCACCCATTTCTCCACTTCCTCTTCCGTGATGCTAGGATAGGCTCTTCTTGCCAGGTCTCGCAGAACAGGCTCCAGCGGCATCTTGCTATCCTTTGCGTTTACGAGTGCCTTTTCTCTCTCCTGCTCCATTTCTCTGTCACGTCTCTCTTTCTCTTCTGCCTCTTCCGCAGGGTCGGGATAGAAAAGGTCGGTGATGTCGCAGCCGATTCCCTCGGCTATCTGCATCAGCTTGGCAACGGTAGGGTTACCGCTTCTAACAATGGCACTCATATTCTGTTGAGCTACACCTATTTTTTGGCACAAATCTATTTGGCTCATATTATGATCGGCCAGAGCACGTTTAATATCTAATTTCTTCATATAAATAACATTTTATTGTTTATTTTCGGTGCAAATTTACGATAAAAATTTGATATACACAAGTTTTTGTGTTAAAAAATAACGTTTCTATGTGTTTTTTCTTAAAAAAGTTTGGTAGTTTCGATAAATCTCCGTATCTTTGCACCGTCTAAAAAATAAAAAATTCGGAATGTGGGAAGTATCGAAGCACGTGATGTGTCTCTGATACAGAGGCTGCATATACATATATGGCAGTGCGAACTCCCCTGCTTGCGATGTAATGTCGCTGGCGTGGCTAGCTCTTTCCTACATTCGAGCGTTTTATGTCATTAGACAAGGGGTTAGGGGCGCACTGCCTCTTTTTATATATATAATGTGTGCCGATGTCTATTTAAAATTAGTAATGTAGTAATGAAAGAAACAACCATTACCCTACCGATGGGTAAAGCTGACCTCCAGGAGGCAGCCACGGCAGTAATCGAGCAGCTTGCCACTGCACCACCCGACACTGGGAGTATGAGTCAAGAACAGTCCATATCCTATAATATGGGCTTGAGTATCCTTTTTACATGTTTGCGCTCCACTTTTGTGCAAGCTTGAAGTTTCACCTTTTAAAAAGATTTATATTATGAATCAGTTAACTAAGAAAAGTAGTGAGAGTGAGATTAAGGCATACTTCGAGGGTATTGCTAAGTTGATGCAGAGTAATGAACAGTTTCCAGTTAACCTGGAAGACGTTTGGCAACTGGTATATTCTACCAAGGGAAAGGCTGTGCAGACGCTAAAAAGAAGCGAATTGTTCATTGAAGGTCTTGATTACCAATCATTTAACCAAAAGGTAAAGCGAGGAATTGGCGGTACAACGAGAGCTGAGTATATGCTTTCCGTCCCTTGTCTGGAGTTTTTCATCGCCCGCAAGGTTCGCCCGGTGTTCGAGGTTTACCGCAAGGTATTCCATAAGGTCGTAGATACGGTACAATCAGCTACCATTTCTACTTTCCAGCCTGTCAGTTTTACCGATACCCTGGAACCGTTGGCAGAACTCAACCGCAGCATCATGGATCGTTTCAAACGATTGAATGAAATGACTGGCGGTTGCCCGAGTGTAACCCAGGTATGGAATGCTTATTATAAAGAATATGATATGTACCGTTGCAATATTTGCGACCTCATCTTCCTAGAAGGTGTTGCCAAGTGCGACGGAATAGAGTATCTGAAGGCTGTAAGATATACCAATGGAGATGATTCTATTCCGATACCTATGCCTAAGATATAGGCAACCAAAATCTCCGCACGCCCTGTAAGGGCAGAAGCTCCTAGCCCAGGGCATCGCCTTGGGTATAGGCGTGCGGTTTCCTTCGCCCTGTAAGGGCAAAAGCCTTACCTAAACCACTAAATCGAATTAATAATTTACCCCTCTAACTATTTGGATTTTAATTAGTTATCTTTCATACTTTAAGTATTATTATCGTTTCCCCGCCGCACTGGCTTTGTACGGGTGTTCCCTGCGGAGAAATTAAATAATTGATATTTAGAGCGGTACAACCGTATATTTTTTCCCGAGGCTAAACTCCCTCAAAAAAGACCGTGCCGCCACACTGGTATGCTTGGGGACCGCTCCTCCCTGCTGGTTGCCTGAAATATGCGACCAAATCACCCGGGAGGCGCACCGATTGCACCTGATACCATCCAGCCACTGGAACCAACCACCAGCCACCAGGAGGCGCACCGATTGCACCTGATACCATCCAGCCACCGGAACCAGCCACCAGCCACCAGGAGGCGCACCGATTGCACCTGATACCATCCAGCCACCGGAACCAACCACCAGCCACCAGGAGGCGCACCGATTATTTTTTCTATATATAATAAGGTATATAATATAATGGCTTTAAAAATCAATAACTATATAATGTTAGTGATAAAACACTATATAATTATTAAAATCTGTAAAAACACGATATATAATTATAAATGAACGTTAAATAACACCTTATTTTGTGTTTTTTCTCGCAAAATATTTGGCGGAAACAAATTATATTATTACCTTTGCAAACGTAAAACAAAACATTGTACAAACAATTAAAATTAAAAAGTCATGAAAAAGAATTTAGTTATCTCAACAGTCGCTGCAATCGCAGCAATCAACCCTGAAGGTTTTACCGTTAACGCTGCAAATTTGCAGCCGGTTACTACAGGTTATGCAGTCGCTTTAAAGCGTACGCAAAACAGTTTTGGCGCTGAAGGTCTGGCAAAGGTAGCAAACGTTATCGAAGAGCTCCAGGCATCAAACGAGATGAGCGGTCGCACTTTGGCTTTCGGCGGCTGGTATGATTCCGAATCTGGATTATATTATTATGATGCTACAGTAATTTTCGGGGATCGCGCTGAAGCTATCGAGGCCGGCCGCGCAAATGAACAAATTGCAATTTTCGACCTTGGCAAATTGGAGGAGATCAGATTGTAATATACAGGTAGTAAGTTATAAACGGGGACCGTTCCGGCGGTCCCTATTATAAGAACATTTTAAAATTTAGAATTATGAAAGAATTTTTTAAGGTAGTATCAAATATGGATATAATGAGTTTTATTTTATTGATTATTCCACTGCCATTTGTTTTAGGCGCTTTATTTTGCGCTTACAACCTGATCTTTGATGATGTAGTAAAAACGGGTGCATGTGTCGATTCCCTTCTTTTACTCCTTGCAATCAGCGCTTTAATGTATTTTGGCTTTGGGCTGATCATTAAAGATAATTATCTGGAGGCAAAAAGCGAGTTAAAAAAATAAAGTACTAATATTTTAAAATTTAGAAATCATGGCAACAAAAATATATAATAGAAAAACTTTCGAGTTTACAGTTAACGGCGAAAAGATTTATTTTTACTGTAGCACTACAGACACGAAAAATGGATTTTGCCATCATGTTTATACTGTAGGCGGCGGCAAAGATTATGAGCATTCCCGTGTATCATATTATAACCGCACATGGGAATCTTTCGAGTATGAGACAGCACTTTTTCACGCCGTCGATAAATTCTCAAAAAGTGTGCGCGTACCTTTGCGCCTGGAAATCCAGGCCGTGGCAAAGAATGAACACGAAAAAGCAGAAGCCTTTTGTGCTGCATTCCGTGCAAATTTTGCGGCGCTGAGTACTGAACAAAGAAAATTTGTTCAGGAACACACACCGAAAATCACAAACAAGGATCAGGCTAAAATGGTTTATACAGCCGTGGCTATGATGGCAGCATTATAATATATTTTAAAGATTCCAGGGTGCAAAGGTATCGAGGCCTTAAACGGCGGATCATTCCCGCCGGCACCTTCTATTTATAAACATTTAAAAATTTTGAGTTATGGCAAAAAAGACTATAAAACAACAATATGAAGAATTGGCAAAATACGGCGAATGTTTCGAGCAAGAAGGTTATGGAGGTTGGGCCCTTGTTATCGACGAGGACGGGGAACGCGCCTTATATAAGGTATGTTATAACAATACGGATGAACTTTGCGCACGTTGGCAAAAGATAAAATACACGTGCCCTAAAAAAGAAGACAGTTGGCCGCGGCCTTATATCACAATTAAGGGGGTGCGGCACTATCTCGATAATTTCATGAGATGTGCGTAAAATACGGTGCCCTGGATCCTTCCAGGGTGCCCACAAAATAACCATATTATAGAATCTTTAAAACATTAGAATTATGAATAATAGTATCAATATTTCACGCCGTACCAGTACGGCGGCGCTAGTAAGTGTTTTATTTGCCGTGTGTGCTCTTCTTTTTGTGCGCCTGAATAAATGTATCTTTGCAGCTATAAAAACCGCCTGGAGATGGCTTTTTGCGCCTAAAACTTACTTTGCCGGCGACGGTGAAGGGGTGACAGTTAACGGGCTGCAGTTTATAGGCATTAATTTAATTGCCGCGGCCGTGTGTATGTTGTTATCAGTATCTTTATAAAGATATTCTTTTTCAAACTTTAAATATCAAGGTGCAAAGGTTCAAGGCCTTCATGGTGGATCATTCCCGCCGGCACCTTCTAGCAAGGTGATAAAAGCCGCTTTTATGGTGGCTGCAATATATCACTGGGAATTAGTAAACATATTATAGAATCTTTAAAATATTAGAGTTATGGCAACAAGTAATTTTATGAGTGCAAATTGCACCCGCTATTTTGTTATCGGTATGAATCGATATTTTACCAAGGAGGACGTAAAAGAATGCGACCTGGATCCTGAACTCGAAGGAGAGTACGACGAGTTAGGAACGGAGGCTGATTATGAATTTGCCAAACAGAATATAGTTACAGGGCTTCAGAAAAAGGGCTGGGAGGATTTCGACGGGTACGAAGACAACGCGCACGTGATCGCCTACAAGACTGCAGCCCTTAATTATGGAGGCTGTGAAATATCACTCGAAATTAATGCACTGGTGCGCTCCGGTTATTACGAAGGCGCTTGCATGGATCTTTCGGGCAAAGTTACTATAGATTCCGGCGGTGATTATTGGACCGGGAGCCCTGAATATGATATATTTGAGGATTTTAATGAGTTCTATGTTACCGACGACGACTGGACCGGAAAAGCTGGGCTTGATCACCTTCAGGCAAAGAATATCATTAAGAAATTAAACTCTATTATAGAGGAACTGAAAAATGAGGCTGAGTATGTTTTTTCTTGTGGCTGCGAGTACGAACTTTACCAGGCATACCGCTGTGGTAACGGTGAAACTGGATACGGCAAAATGCAAAAAAGACTCTATCAGGAAATCGACGAGGCAAAACAAAATAAGGCCGCATAAAGTTTTTGTGGGTACTCCTGGAGGCTCCAGGGTACCCCGATTATAGAACACGTAAAATATCACTATATTATAGAACATTTTAAATTTTGAGGAATTATGAAAACAAAGATAGATTTAAATAATTTGGAAAATGAGAATATCAGCAAAATCGCGGATCGCTTGTGTGATTTAATTGATGCCCCTGGAGACGTTTTCCTATGGAACGGTGATTCTATCTCAACTAAAAAGCCCGGACGCTTCAGTAGCGTGGAAAATGCGAAGGAGTACGGAATCCTGAAGAATGAGTATTACATGCGCCGTGGTATGATTGATCGTGACAAGCCTATAAACTACATGATAGGCACGGAAAAAGAGTACCAGAACGCCGTAAAAGCTTGTCTTCGTCGCAAAAAGAATGAGGAGGTAGAGAAGTACCGCGAACACGTCGATAAACTCGTGGACCGCTCCAACAAAGAAATAATAGCCATGAAGGCGTTAAAAGACGTTTGCCGTACCTTCGACGGCAAAGTGATAAATAAGCGCTTCCTGGACGCTGCAAAGAAGGCGACGGGCTTTTTTTGCAGCTTTTATGAGGGCTGCCTGGAATTAAGCGCCATTAATTCATACGGAGAATACGCACCGGGCATCACGTTTTATGGTTCCTGGAACTCTCAGAAGGGCAAGGAGTGGAAATGGTTTACTGGCGATCGTATGAATGCAGCAGAAGCCATCGTGGTAATCGACGGGTATATTCTAGATAAAAGCCAGGATATTATTAAATATAAAGATAGCATTAAACATTACGCAAAGTACGTGGACCAGGTACGAAAAATCGAGGCTTCAGTTCATGAGCTGGTAAAAACCGACAGCACGATCAGAAACTGGGCACGTGCACACGATTTGAAGGAGTACCCACTTTTTGGCCACATCTGGATATGCTAGTAGCTAGCCCTGGACACCATCCAGGGCACCTATTATAGAACATACGAATTTTTACTTATTATAGAACCATTTAAAATTTAAGGATTTATGATTAATACGAAATTATATGTAGATATATTGAGCGACCAGGCAAAGGAAGACGGCCGACCTTATGAAATGGCGTTGAGTAATTTCTGCGATTACCTTCTGGATTTATTCAGCGTGGAGGCATTCCGGGGTGACTCCAGAAGCTACCTGAAATGGCAGCAGCAGCGCCTTCAGGCGAAGCCCAAACTGGCTACCCTGGCGATGGTATGGCTCAATGATGTTAGCCAGGCGATGGACCGCGGCCAGTGGCTCGACGTGTTCGGCATGCTGTATGAGGATATGTATTTAACCGCTGGCAAGGCATCCAAGACGGGGCAATTTTTTACGCCTGCAAGCGTATCAGACCTTATGAGTACTATTATAGCACCGGGCAAAATTGAGGCTCCCAGCGCGAAGATAGAAGGCTCCAGGGTGAATGACTGTGCAGCCGGAAGCGGTCGCCTGCTCCTGGCTCATTATATGGAGGTTAGCAAACTGGATCATTCCGCCGGTCGCCGTTACCAGTATATAGCCCAGGATTCGGATCCGCTGGTATGCAAAATGTGTGCCCTTAACATGATGGTACACGGAATGAACGGAAAGGTGATTTGCCAGGATACCCTGGCACAGAGTACGCCATCGGCGGTATATTGCATCAATGAGATAAGATACCCGTTCGTATCGCCTTATTATAGTGTACGCGTAAAATCAGGGAATCCTCAAAAGTAGGATTCCCTGGGAATAAAAAGAAACATATTATAGAACATTAAAATTTTTAAGGTTATGGAAAAGAAGAAGAAATTTACAACGGTGTGTGATGCACGTTTAGCCGGTTTTGAAGGCTTTTATTGCTCTATCTGGAGCCCGGATGATGATATTTATTATTATGGTCTTGAGAATGGATTCGAGGAGGATAAGGATTTCACTTTTGATTATAGGGGATATTACAAGGCCATTTGCGAGGAGTACACCGAGGTATGGAAAGGATGGATGCAGCAGTATATTCATGAGGATATTAAACTGGATTTTATCCAAGTATGGCAGCCACGCTTCTATAATTACGAGAATGATGCTTGCGTGGTTCGCACCAAACTTACCCACCAGGCCAAGAAGGCGATTATAGAGAAGGTGAAAAATCACCGTGATAAAATAGCCGGATGGATCAAGGAGAATCACACCAGCACAAGCGGTTTTATCTCCTTCCTGAGCAACGACATCGACGATTGGGGAGGCTGGGTGCTTTTCGATACGGATGCTTATTACCAGTCAAATTACCTGGCATACATGCTCTATTATATCGTGAAGGCAGAATTGGAGGCAGAAGGATATATCGATGAACGCCCGGAGATTTACGCCTATAATAAGGTCTGCGACCGTGTAAGTACATCTTATTATATTAGCGATATAGACAAGGGCAAGGCAGCCTAAGCGCTGCCCTATTATAGCCTATCTGGAAAATCAGAAATCACTCATTATAGAACATTCAAAATATCAGGAATTATGGCAAACAAAGTTACAGACTTATTCAAGAAGTCTTCATCATACGACCAAAAGCATATTAAGAATTTGAGCACGAAGAAGGTTCCGACAGCCTTGCTCCAGGCAGTGGAGAAGGGATGCAGTTTCGAGACTCTGGAGAAACTGGCAAAGGGCTTCCCTATCTGCAAATATCAGACACAAATCACCGTTCACGGAATCTTCGATGATCCGAGCACTCGCTGTGTAGGTTTTTACGTGAATCTCACGAAAAACAAAAATCAGTCTTTGGGTATCAGATGGACCGCCATCGACCACGAGAAAAAGGAGAAACTTTTCTCTTATATCAAATTGATGGATAATGAATGGCACATCCAGGAGGACAGCAGCAGCTTCTATATGCGCAAAATGGTGCGAGTCACCAGCCACGAAGAACTTCTGAAGGTGCAGGAAAGATACCAGGCAGAAGTAGATAAGATAGACGTAAATCTGTTTACTGGCAGTGCCAACGTCTTCAAGCTGGAAGGTCTTTGGGGTATTACCTATGTAGGCTTGGCGCTGGTCATCCAGTGCTTCCCAGAAGGCAGATTTTGGCAGATTGTTGAGAATATCACGGGCAAGAAGAAAACAGAGATCCTGGCAGCAGAAGCGGCTAAGATAGCCAAAGAGAAGAAACGGGATGAGGAATATGAGGCATCCTTACTGAAGGCACGCCAGGAAGCAGCGAAAAAGCGCAAAGATTTCGAGGCGCGCCGTGATGCCTGGAAAGCCGAAAATCCAGCTCCATCTGGATTTAAGAAGGTGCAGAATTACACCTTCCAGCCGGGAGATATTGTGCTGGTGGATCCTAATGAGGTAGATGAGAAGCTAGGCTTCCGGTATCACTACTATACCTATTATAAGAGCTTTGGCAAATTATGCTTTTGTCTGTGCGACGAAAACGGCAAGCGCCTGGTACGAGGCACTGAGGTATGGAAGCATACGGTGGCAGAAGCATACGTTAAGAAGGCAGCATAAATAATCACCCTATTATAGAACAGATAGAAAATGAAGAAATCATCAGTTATATATAATTTTGCTATCTCGCAGCAGCAGGGTAAAATCCTGCTGACTGCCCAGGAATATCCCTGGAGCGTGTTACAGGTAGTGACTTTCGACCCAAAGTATTTTGAATGGTTGGTAGAAGTTTGCCAGAGCCACGGTATGGTAGCTACACACGACACGGACCGCTCCTTCTGCATCATCCATCTTTGCAGTGGAGATCAGAACGGAAAATATCCTGATAGGCACGTGCCAATGGATACGCCTAAAGATACAGACAATTATCTGAAGGCACTGAAGGATGCCATGGCTCAGGCAGCAGTCTGGTATTATACGAATATTATAGAATCATTTAAAAAATAGAAAATTATGGCAAAGTTAACAAAGAAAGATAAGGAGTTTTTAAAGAAAATCGGCTATCTCGAAGATGATTTCAACCAGATATAAAAAGCTAATTATAAGTATTATATTGAATATAATCAAAGAATCAGCGAAGAAGAAGCTCTCAAAAAGTTAGGTAGAGATCGCTGGTTATCTGGTGTAGGTAGAGCCTGTTTTCATGCTTCTGCTGTAAGGGAGTGCAAACGTGGTTCAGAGACCATATATATTAAAAGTGATACTTTCGATAAATAATATCACAATCGCATATTATAATAACATTTAAAAATTAGAAATTATGGAAGCAAAGAATAATAATAAGAACGGTATGAACGTTATTGAGAATAAGGAGAATGAAATGCAGGTGACAGAAGAGAGCCGCAAGGCATACGGACGACCATCCATCAACGAGGAGAAGGGATGGAAGCTGGACCACGTTATCCCTTTCGATTTCTATCACGATGCTTACATCATGAGCCGCGCGAGCATCGACGAGCTGGTGAATATGGTACTGCAGGAATGCAATATCAAGTCGGACGATACCTGCTCTTGGGCAAAGGACATCCGCACGATTATTAAGCATAGTATTGATAACTACGACAAGCTTTTGGAGGAGAGCGAGAACACTCCGGACGAAGAGAACCTGAACCTATCAGGGTGTTTGATTGGCGATGCAATCGAATTGCGGCATGAGGCTTTTTATCCTGCCGGTTACATCGCTCCTCATACCTTTGAGGAGACGAAAGAGGAATACGTTCGGGAAGGTAACTGGAAGAGTTTTCTTGCCTCGAATAGTATGACCGAGGAGGAATATAAGGAGTATTACAACAAACACTATTTTCCTGCTGATGTAGCATAGAAATCCCCATCCCCGTCCGGCAGACCGGCAAGGGTGGATCGCCACCGCCACGGGGAGCATTTTTTAACATAACTTTAAAGATTTAAATGTTTGACTGCGGAAGCGTCCGCGTGTTTTAGTTTTACGAAAAGGCTACCTGCGGTTCGTGAGGATAGCAGCAGCCGAAATTCGCCTACGACTGGCAGGAGCGATTCGGATTGCCAAGCAATCCCAACGCCTCGGGGTCCGATTCCCTGGTAGGCGACAAATGCAAAAAGAAATGCAAAAAGGGTATCAGAATTTTCTTTGCAAATAAAACAAACGTTAAAAATGCACCTAAATACGTAATTAAAGTGCATTTTATTTGGTAGTTTCAGAAATTCTTTGTACCTTTGCAAACAGAAAAAACAAGAAGATAAATAAAAACTATTAATAATAACTTTAGCCCTAGACGCATCACGGTTAAGCGCAAGAATATGAACGAAAAGAATGTATATATTGTTCTTTGTAACAAGATTATCGCAGATGTTTTCGATTCCCCGGAAAAGGCTTTCAACAGTCTTCCTAAGAAAGATGATTTCACGGAAGTTTATCAGACTATACGTACTTGCGACGGTGAGGAAGCAATTATCCCTACAGCGGATAATTTCTATCTGAGTACCCCTATTTATGTTCACGTAGCGGAGCATACAGAGGACGTGATGGGATTCCAGGTAGAGTGTCAGGAAGAAACTTTTGTTTACGAGATTCAGGGGTTTAAGGCAAAATAATAACCATTTAGCCCTAGGCGCATCACGGTTAAGCGCAAACAATATGGGAACTTATAGAAGAGTATTTATTCCTTCCAAATTTTTATCTGTGGAGAATGCTAACAAGAAGCATAAGAGCAGAGTATCAGCGTGCGAAAAGAACGGCGTAGTAAACGTTTGTGTCTTCGATGGTACCAAATCACTTCTGGGTAAGATGAAGGCTTTCGTTGAGGAAAAGAAGGTAGATTATCATACCTTCGGTGATAACTACAACGGCTATGGCTATCAGGATCACTATTACGATTATTACCTGAATGCAAAGGACGGAAAAGCATTTATCGAAATGCTCGACGGAAAGAAGAAGGTCGTGAAGAAGGTGAAAACCTGGGAAGACGTTCGCGACGCATGGGCACGCTCGCTGGTTAGAAAATCAGAGAATGCAGTTACCTTCGAGGAGGCGCAGCAGATGGCAGAGGAAAAGGTAGATTATAAGAACGACAGAATATCAGCGATGATCTCACGCCAGTCTGAGCGAGGCGATAGCGTAAAGCGCGGTAAGCTTATTGCAAAGATGGAGCGTGAAAATCCTCTTCGCCCTATTCGAGATTATGACCACGCCCTGGCTATCATTGCAGCAAGCAAACGTCACAATAATACGACCTACGATAACCTCCTGAGCGAGGCGCACGATATGGAGCGCTATGGCGATATTGAGCCAGGAACCGCAAAGGAGTGGGCGCGTGAGCAGATAAAGAAAACTAAGCAGATATAATTATTATTAAGCCCTAGGCGCATCGCGGTGAAGCGCAGACAATATGAAGAAGTTTTTTGTATATTTTGACAAGAAAGTAATCATCAACTCAGCAGAAGAAGCCGAGGAGTTTATTAATAGCCTGACCGACAAGAACGAGCCTGGCGGCAGAAAGTTGGAGGTTAACTACAACGTTCACGCCCTTCTGAAAAAGATTTATCAGGACGAGCAGGCGGGCAGAAAATTGCAGACTACAGGCTGCAGCCCTTCATCCTTCATCTATTGCTATCCTGCCCTAGCTGATACTCCCGAGGAGTGCGAGAAGGCCGTGATAGCGAAGGAGGCGGCAGATCGCAAGCGCAAGCTGGATGAGGAGATTCAGGAGAAGCAGCGCATCGCCCGGGAAATCAACAAGCGCCGCAAGGAACTGGCTGCGATGCCGAAGGGCACCTATACCGTGGAGATTATTATCTCCATTCTCGACCATCGAACCTGCGGTCCTTTTCAGGATGTAGCCATTATCGGGTGCCAGGCTGAGAACGGCGAAGATGCCTACAAGAAGGCAGTGGAGAAGCTGAGAGACAAGTATGGCGATGACCTTCTCGATTACGAGACTATCGCCACCACCCAGATTATTCCTGCTCCTGCATCACCGACAATAAGCACATTGTTATAGCATCGGAGATTTATTACTAGATTATAGATTATTTTTAGCCCTCGACATCACGGTTAAGTCATAAGATATGAAAGCAATCACGAAAAGCGGAACCGTTTATGATGTGAAGTTCTGGAACAACCGTAGATTGATGGAACTCTTTCATTTAGAACATGATGACGATGCGATAGTTGAATGGTTCCATTTCGGTGCTCTGATTAATATATCTGGCGAATGGTATCATTGTCATCCAGAAGTAAGGTATATCGATGATAAGTTGACTCCGTATGTTAGTTTAAGCCGTTCTGCAATTCAGGCTTTAAAGATTGATACCCCAAAGAACGTACTTATCCGTCTCGACTCAATACCCGAAGAAGAGTTTAAAACCTTCTATAAGGGCTTAATTCAATCGACGAAAGAAAAAGCCAATGCTTTGGAGTTTACATATATAGAGGTAACTCATAACTATATATGTGGCAGCGATTGCAAGGATGATCACCTGTATCTCTATTTCAACGACAAGGCTTTAAGAATCCTCGATGCTTTTAATGCGCTTGATAATTTTGACGATAGAATGAATTTTACGTCGAAATTTGAAGGCTATGATACGACATATCGCATTGATGAAATGAATATAGATAAGCTTTTCGAGCTTGCGGGTCCCAAACTTAAAGAGATTGAGGCGAAAAGAGAGGAGCGAAGAAGAAAAGAGGAGAAGATCAGAAGAGTTAAAGAGGCTATAGAAAATGGCGCTATCTCTTTTCACTGCGAATCGGCACCACATGACGAAGATTTGAGCGAGGTTATTTTAACCCGTCCTTGCCCAAATTCAGGTTCCTTCACCTTGACGCATCGCATACCTGCTGAAGTGTTCTCAAAGATAAAGAAATTCGGCGTATATTACGACCACGATTTCCTGGAGGAGTGTGATATGTTCTGGTCTGCTCCTGGATGGCGTTTCAGAAAGGAAGCTATTGAAACTTTATTGCGTGAAAACTTCAAGGTGTTTGTGGATTGCGAAGAAGTTTCTTTAACTCAAGATTAAGGAAACGGAAAAGCCCCGACCTAAGCCGGGGCACCGCGAGCCTTCCGGCTCGAATCTACTATAGTAGAAATTTGGCTCTTTAAGAGCGTTTAAATCCACAGACTTTTGAAAGTCTGACCGTCAACGGAAGTTTTATGTTTCTTTCAATTCCATAAAGGTTCGATTAAATCAATATCCATAAAGGTACGATTGAAATCTTCCGAAGACGGTGCAAATTTAAGAAATAAAACAATACGTTGTATCATTTCACTCAAATTATTAATATTAATTAAGATTTTTCAGCCCTACCGCATCACGGCGAAGCGGATTTTTATGGAGGATATTAAAAATCAGGCATCATCTTCAGCCACGAAAGATAGTATCAGCATCGCTCCCCGTGATGTGCTCCAGCGTTACGACCTGCTGGAGGCTCATCTGGATAAGTTGAAGCCTGGCGAGTATTTCGTCTGCATCAATTACAAGAAAAAGGGTGTTGTTGATCTGCGCAGGAACCCACGTCCTGCTGATCATCTGAACGTACTGGAGAAGGTAACGAAGGAGGAGAAGAATACAAAAGCTGCCCTGCATCGTTTTGCGGTCGAGGTCCGTAAGGTGTACCAGTCTGGTATCACCATCATTGGCAAGACTCACGCCCTGAAAAGCTTCGACAAACGTATCGTAGATGCAGCGCTATGTATCAAGGAAGCCAACAACCAGTATTATTCCTGCGCTGCTCCTCGCCAGTATTACGACAAGAATGCGCTGGTATATATGAAGCTGGAGCAGATAGAGGACGAAGATAAATAAAAGTATTTATAGTAACTATTAAAATTCACTTGAAATTATGGAGAAAGATAGATTTGTTGTAAAATCCAGCGAGATTGAATCTGTAGTATGGACGGTTGAAGATAATGTGTCGGGCATAGGCATCACTTTCGTAGAAGGAGATTTGTTTGATACTTGTAGATATTTTGTCATCGACAAAGCAAAATGCAAGAATAAGGATATTGATGGCATCGTTGCAAATATCACTAAGTGGATAGGTGAGAACCACCTAGATTTAGCTGTATGTAACGTTTCTGCCCGATTCCGTGCGATTTGGCTGCTGAACGATTCCCACAGCCTGACAGTCATCACTGAGGCTATTAAGGGTATCTCTCCTAACGATGTGGATATGGCCAAAGCTTCTGATACTCTCTTTAACAAGGTTCACGATTATGTTCTTACGGGCGATGGCGAAAATGAGTTCTGTTCCGAGCAGGAGATTACCCGACTCCTTGGCGCTGTATCTATGCTATCAGATAAAGAGGCGATGGAGGTGTATTGTCTGGCTTCCGTGTTCTGGAATCACAAGGATAAGGCAGAAATAGATATTGGCAATTATGCAGATGATCTTATTTGTTGGCCGGTCTATTTATCTCGTGAGCAGCAAGCCGAGGCGATGGGTAACGATAGCAAGATTATCGAAGCTGAAGGCTTTGAACTCGAAGAAGAAGAGGAAAATAGAACATAAAAAGGCTTTGGTCAAACTTCTATTTCGGAAAAATAGAACATTTTATAGCAAATTTTTTAATTCACAAAGAAAATGGAGAATACCAAAACATCAAATAAGAAAGGCAGACCAGCAGCAGAGGGCAGCGTCCACAAATATGTGGTGCCCGATGACGTTCACGACTGGATCAGGAAGCATGGAGGCAGCAGATATGTTACAGAGACCTTCCGCGCTATCAAGGCTGCGACCTTACAGGCGCAGAAGAAGTCTTCGTTATAACATCGGTGGAACATCACCAATGCTGCGACAAAATTATAAACATCAATTTTAAAATTCTCAAGACTATGAATAAAGAAGAAATCAAAGTACTTGTTTGCAAGAAGCTCGCAAATGATCTGAATTGGAATGAAATGCAGATTCGCCAGGAAACCATCACGGATATTACCAACGAATGCGGTACCCTGCAGCCTTGCATTATTGCGATGCAGTCGGTCGTAGATTGGTTTAACTCGCATAAACTCGAAAATAAACCGTTGGAGAAACAAAAGCCTTATGTGGGCGTGCTCATCAATCTGATTTGGCTCCTGGCTGCAAATGATATTGCAGGTATGATGCAGAACTGGGTACTCAGTGATATGGAATAAGAAACATCAATTTTAATACATTTAAAGATTATAGCAATATGAAGAAAGCAATCACATATTCTCTTGCAGCCCTCGCCTTCGTAGGTGTAGCGGTGCTGCTCTTCTCTACCATCGGCGTAGCGGTGTTTTTCCTCCCTCTTCTGGCTGGAGCGTTTAAGTAGAAAAATATCGTGCGGGATATATAATATTCCTGCATCCCGCACGTTATCAATTACAGAACTTTTTAAAAACTTAGATAAAAATGATAAAGATAGATCAAGATAAAACAATATTGAGTTCCATACCTTGCGATGATCACGCCATTTTCGTAGATAAGGACGGTTTCGTTCACGAGCGTATGGGAGTAGCCTGGGTAGGTACCACTTACGATGACGCAGAGGTGTTCTTCGTAAGCGACAGCGGAAATCTTAATCTGCCGCACGAAGGTGGGAAGGAGTTTTCTATCATTGCCCACCGGGGAGAAACCATTCCTTTCTCCCGCCTCTTTAAATTCTATCCACTGCTGGATAGTACGTCCAACCTGATAGAGTGCCTGAACCAGTATGGTGTAACCATCGACCGAAAAGCCATGAAGCCTACACTCTACGTCTATTTCCTCGTACATGATACCGATGATGCTGCGCATTGCATTATGAAGATTGACGACAAGAAGAGCCTGGCTACCCGCACACGAGAGATGGAAATCAACGTATCATTCTATCTGATGACCAACACGGGCGAGGATTCCCAGATATGTTATTATCTCCTTCCGATTTTTACCGACTATTGTGCGCTGCTGGATGCTCCGGTAAATGTAGAGGTGTATTTCCAGAAGTATGTAGGTCTTGCAGAGGAGGGTGAGGAACGCAATCGCCTCACGTATGAAAATGAAAGAATATTCCTTCCTAGTCTGAGAGAGAGCATCAAGAAGACCGTGAACAAAGCGTGGGAGTCTTGCGTAAATCGCAGCAGCGAGGAAGAGAATAAGCAGAATTTCTTCGAGGAGAAAATGGATGAACTGGGTTCTGATTATGACAAGAATCCCGAATTGACGTAATAGTAGCCTACGTTATAGCATCGGCAAAACTTTACTGGTTTTCGCCGATGCAACAAAATTATAAACTCAATCAATTAATTTTTTGGCTTATGAAAACAAGAAAGTTTTTTTTGCCACCACCTTACTGATGATGGCAGCGGGTGCAGGCTTCGGTTCCTGCGCCGAGAGTGATTGAGTATTGAACACCAATGACAGCCAGCAGACTGCCGTGAAAGTGAAGTCTCACGTGAAGCTTTTTATCTCCCCTACCCTTTCCGTTTTTTCCACTACGATGCCGAGCCGCAAGGCATCTTCATCTTCTATCCTTACCCGTGCAGCCCTCACCACAGAAGGCAAGGCTCTATGACGCTTCCGTGAATGCCGGCAAACAGGATAGAAGTATCGTATATTTCGTATTGGTACCCGCCCAGGGATATACGTCTGATATTTTCTTCATAGTAGGCAGAAAAGGCAGCGATAAGCCGTATGCCGATATATTGGTACCTGGCGTAAAGCTGGAGCGCAATAAGATTACCACTATCTTCGGCAGCTTCTATCATCACCAGAAGGGGGTGAGCGTTACGGTAGAGGATCTGGAATAGTGAAGGGAATGATTATGAGATATAAAAAATAGAATGATCGCCTGGGTATTGATTGAAATATCCAGGCGATTTCTTCTTTTCCACCTTACTACTTTTCTTCTTTCCCTCTTTCCTTCATTTCCACTCTTCTTCTTTTCTACCTTTCTTCTTTTCCACCTTTCTTCTTTTCCACCTTTTCACTTCTCCTCTTTTCCACTTTCCCTCTTTCCTACTTTAGTATTTTGGTGCAAAAGAAGAAAAGAAGGATGGTATAATAGTACTTTTAATATTAAATACTTAAATTAGATTAAATTCTAAGGATTTAAGTACTATTTATTTGGTAGTTTCAAGAAAAATGAGTACTTTTGCACCGTAGTAGAAAAGTACTTTAGTATATTTTACGATATGACAGTTTCAAAAATTGCAACCGTCGTAAACGGAGATGTAAGAAGCTGGTAGATTTCCACTTTCGTACATTGATAGGCTTCCTCTTTCGTTCGTTGGTCGATTTCCACTTTAGCACTTTTCTTCTTTGGTACATTAGTACTTCGGTACGATAGTACTTTTGAACTTTTAAAGAATAAACTAGGAGTAGAACGTTTTTAATACATTACAAGAAATGGCAGAAATTAGATTGAAAGAAGTTCTCGCCTTCGTGAATCACAAGGGTGGGGTAGGTAAGACAACATCAGTTCAGAGTTTAGCAACTGGCTTGCGCCGTTACGGTAAGGGCTATTTTGGCAAGGGCGAGGATGGCAAGGAGCGTAAACCTCGCGTGTTGCTCATCGACTTAGACCCGCAGTCAAGTCTCTCCTTCCTTTTCGGATGGAGTGAAGTGCAGAATCCAGGCAAGCCTACGATATATGATGCGCTCATCAAGCAGTCGCCGCTTCCAGTGTACCAGGTGGAAGAAGGCATCCATCTCGCACCTGCATCGGCAAATCTGATAAGCATTGAGCCGTTCCTCAATCAGATGCCGGTACCTCGCAAGGCGCTCACAAAACTGCTGGCAAACCCTTTTGCCGTGATGCAGGATGATGAGTTCACCGACAAGGACGGGCAGAAGGTAAAAAACGAGTTTGCCGGCAAGGACGGGCTGAAGGTAGAAGAGGTGTTCGACTATATCCTGATAGACTGCCCACCAGCTATGTCATTGCTCACCCATAACGCACTCTCTTGCGCCACAAGCGTAGTTATTCCAGTACAGTTGGAAATGCTGGCCACGAAAGGTATTGCTGAAATCCTGAATGCCATCAAGGAGACGAGAGAAGACTTGAACCCTAACCTGGATATTCGAGGTTTGTTGATGGTGATGAGTAACGATCAGACGAAGGCCACCAAGCAGTTCAAGGAGTATCTGGGTGATAAGTTCGACGACTATATGTTCGATGCCTATACCCGCCGAGATACCAAGATGGTGGAAGCGCAGGCGATGTCGAAGGATATTTTTACCTATGCGCCATACAGCAGGGTAGGCAACGACTATGCAGCCTTCGCAAAAGAGATATTGGCAAGTATGCCTAAATAGTGTTTAATATATAATATGTAACGATTATGGCAAGACAAGCAGAAAACGGCTTTTCCAAGTTTGATATTACCAAGTCGAAGGCGATGAGGAATATAGAAGATATTTACGACTCAGAGCCATCGGCAGCAGGGGAACCGGCAAAGAACGAGACTCCGGCAGTGAAGCAGGAATCAGCAGAAGAGAATGCTCCAGCCGAGGAGATAGCCCCTGTTCCCAGCGATTCCATCGCTGGTCCCTCATCATCCCTTAATGGCGGAATGCCATCCGGCATGAAGCCTTTGAAGGCAGAGAAGGGCGTAAAAATCTCCCTCCCGATGGAATATTACTTTAAGCTCGTACAGATAAAAGTCTGCACGGGCAAGAGCCTTCAGGACTTGGCAGCGCAGGGCGTGATGGAGTTTATCGACCGTTTCAGCCAACCAGGCAGTCTGGTAAACGAAAAGTCAGATTTGTAGGTAAACGAAAAGTCAGATTTGAGGTAAAATCTTACTAAAGTCTTTTACCTCGATGATGTACCAAGTTTGTGCCGAGGGTTATAGTTCTTGGTACCAAAATAGTACCGAGGGGTATAGTTTTCGGTACCAACTCACTACATTTATGGCTAAGTTTGAATCTTAAAACGCTGATTTATAGGTATTTACGCATTAAAAACACGTTATCACCATATAATTCTCGTTATACCAAATGGTTTAATGATTGATTTACAGATAGTTACGATGAAAATTTAGCCATAAATGTAGTAACTTTCGTACCAAAAGATGCAAAAGGGTTATAGTTCTTGGTACGAACTATTGCCTGCAAGAAGGTAAAATCTTACTAAAGTCTTTTACCTCGACGAGGTACCGAAATAGTACCGAAGGGTATAGTTCTTGGTACCAACTCACTACATTTATGGCTAAGTTTAGGTAAAATCTTACTAAAGTCTTTTACCTCAAATAGGGCAAACAGGTAAAAAGTTACTAAAGTCTTTTACCTCGATACCCTTATTTAGGTAAAAAGTTACTAAAGTCTTTTACCTACTTATTTAAATATAAATATATAGGAAAATTAGTCTTTCTTTGTATTTATATTATAAGAGATAGGCTAAAGGTGTTGATTATCAGCAGTTTAGTCTTGCGCGAGGTAAAAAGAAATAGTAAATAGGTAAAATACTTTAGTAAAAATGGATAAAAATATGGGTTAGCAGGTAAAAGACTTTAGTAGAATTTTACCTAAAATGAATGAAAATGATAAGAATATGGCAGAAAATAGTAATTTGCCGCAGAAGTGGATCAATACACCGTTTGCTTTCACTCGTTTAAGCAAGAATCTCACACTTCTGCAACAGGCAGTATTAGTAAAGGTAAGCGAGCAGTTACAGCCGTTCATACAGGAGTTCTTCGGCTCAGACCTTGCCAGGTCAAGAAAGATACCGAAATCTCTGTTTTCTGAGGCAGCGAAAAATTCGGGCGTGACGCAGATATATATCCCCTTTGCAGAACTGGGCATCCCGGAAAACAATTACTATGCAGCTCGTCAGGCAGTAGCCGATGTGCTGAAAGTCACAATAGAATGCCCGAAGAAGAAGGCTGATGGTACCTGGGGTATGGCGATGTATAATGTGTTTGCCAGCGGTGATACAGCCATTATGAACTCCGGCGTAGTGTTCTCGCTGAATCCGCAGGTCATAGACCCGGAAAGAAAAACCTACGTCTTAGATTATGTATTCAATATGGCGGAAGGATATGTATCTCATCCTGACAATATCGCATTGATAGGCGAGGTGGCTCGTATGCCTATGATGTATTATATATTGAGAGATGCAAGCGGAAATAACTGGAAGGAGCGTGAAATCAGTCTGACGGTACGCAAAATCAAAACCTATCTGGGCATGATAGAGGTTGGTAATGGTGAAGTTTTCAAGGAAGCCTATCCTAAGTTTTCCCAGTTCAAAAAGAATGTGCTAGATACAAGCATTGCCGACATCAACAGACTGAAGGAAGCCGGACTTTTGGATATTTGTGTTTCCGTAGAACCTATATATAATGGTAAGCGCAAGGTAGGCAATCCTGCATTTCTGAAGTTTCGTATCTACGACTCGATAGCCGAAATGCAAGGGAAAACTCAGGTACAGGTTCAGACAGATTTGTTTGGCAATCCTATCGTGCAGCCTGCTTCTTCCAAGATAGAGACGAAGGTAGGCGCGGGCAGTGACAAGTGGAAGGCATTCTGCAAGCTCGTTATAGGCGATGCTGAGAAATCACTGCTTTCCCGCATTTCCTTCGTCGGCATGAAGAACGGAAGGTTCTGTGTGGAGTGCAGTGATGATGATTTCGATATGATCCGCAATCTTGGTATCGAGGATAAGGCCCAGGAGTTCTTTGATTGCAAAGGTTCCTTTGCTCCGGTATTCTACCGCGGATAGACTGAAAAGTAGATTTAGTAGAATGAAGGGCTTTTATAATCTACTAAATCTGCTTTTTCATTCCTTTTCATTCCTTTTTATTCTTTTTCATTCCTTGTTAGGGGATTGCAAATCCCCTGGTTGGATAGGTTGGGACCTTTTTTGACGGCGGATTTCAAATCCGCCGGAACGCCTAACGGAAGAATTTTTGTCCCCTTCGTTTCTGAGAAAATAGCTACCTTTGCATCAGAAACATTAAATAAATGAAAACGTATGAAAAGGAAAGAGATTATTCATCTACTCTTGATAGTGGTAGCGATGATGATGTTTACGGCATGCGCTTCCTCTCGACGGGTGGTTAGCGATAACCACCAGGAGACGAAGGATAGCGTGAAGACCGAGCAGCAGGATAGCGTGCATAAGCAGGTTGCGGTAAGCGATAGCGCAGCCAGGAAGATCATCGAGGATAAGCAGACCACTGCCACATCCTCGGAATCGGGTGAATATGAAGAAACCATCCAGGAACATATCACCGAATCCACCGATTCTTCCGGCAACAAGCAGAAGACGATCAACCGCACCACTCACCGCAAGGGCAGCCACTACAACCAGTCATCCTACGATGAGCGTTTGCAGCGCCAGCAGCAGGAAATCAATCAGATGCAGAAAACCATCGACAGCCTATCCGTCCGCACCCGCAGCGACGTGGGCACTCACTGGGAAACCACCGACAGCTTATCAGATACGCCGGAAAAGAACACCAGGGAGGCGAGAAAGGCAACCTGGCAGGAAACGGCAAGGAAGAACGCCTTTGCGTTGTTCCTGATATTAGTAGTGGTACTGTTACTGACAACTCTCAAAAAGCATGACGACAATGGGCAAGGGAAGAAAGAACAGAAATGATTATGACCTCGTAGATAATGAGGAGCAGGCAGAAGTAACGCTGCAGGATTTCGTTATCCCGGCAAAGATAGAAGCCTTCGGTAAGCAGTTTGAGCCGCTGAATCATTGGACAGAAGACTGCGAGGTGTTCAATGATGCCCGGCTTCGTGAGTACTTCAAGGCGATTGTCTGCCCGCTGGGAGACCCATTGAGTCTATACCTTCAAGAGCTAGGCTATAAAGGTTTCCACATGCAGCACGACGAGAGTGGCGAGCCAGTTATCTATTGCCGGGCGCTTTAACCCCATTGCGCCCTCGTTCCCAGCGATTCCACCGCTGGTTCCCTTCTCAAAAATACAATATTTCGCCAAAAATATATACTCAAAAATACAATTTTTCTCGAAAATTATATAATAGATTTAAAATACAAGGATTTATGGGTAAAGATAACAGACCTCACAACTATCTGAAGATAGCAGAGGAGAGTGAAACAGGCAAGAAGCTGAAAGCATTCCTTGCCGAGTGCAGTGAAGCAAGTGAGAAGGCTCGCATCTGGGCAGAGAAGCAGGGAGCTGATACCTATTATGAATCACCCGAAGGCTTTGCCGGAGGTGTGGCGATGGTAGAGTTCAAGAACACCATCAGCAAGGAAGGATGGACCAACATTCAGGAGCCTACCAAGGACGGAATGCAGAGCACATCACTCTTCATTCCTGATGAGAACAGCGAACTGGAGAAAGAGATGCTATCACTTCCAATCATAAATGAAGCGGCACTCATCGCCATTCTGCAGTTCAAGCCTAAGATGGCAAAGGGCAAGGATGGAAAGGAAGCGCAGCTTCCGTTCACCTTCGGCACCACAACGCCACCGCTCTTCCTGCATCACGGCTTCTTATACACCGATGTGCCCTATGTGAGCACAAGCGCCGACTGCCAGGTAATCGGGGAGAAGGAGTTCCTTCGCCGTAAGATGGCAGCAACCAATGAGCAAAAGTAGTATTTCATATATAATTAAGGTTTTTATTTAGTTTTTATTTAGTTTAGTATTACTAGTTTTTTTCAAAAAGTTTAAAGGTTATACGATGTTGCAGCCATCCGTCCGTGATGGATAGCTGGCTGCTTTTTTACACGCCCTGAAAGGGCAGCAGCTCCTAGACTACTCCCGATGGTGTATATCTTCCGCCACCATACCCAAGCCGTTCTGCTGAATGTTCAAGCGATGAGTCAGTTCACTGATGAGCTTCTGCTGATCGCCTATCTGCTTCTGCTGTTCGGCAATAATATCGAGCATGCGGTTAAGGGTAGCCATACTGATGTCCGGATCAGCATTTGGAACTGGCTCCGCAATCGGAGTAGGGGCAGTCTCATTCATAGGCGCAGGGGCAGCCTCTCTTTTGTACTCTCCCTTTTGCTTGTGCCCCTTTGCGCCCCCGTTCCCAGCGATTCCATCGCTGGTCCACCCCGGCACCACCGATTTCACTCTCTCCACATCGAGCGGATTGCGCAGCGCACGCGTACCAAGTTTGCGCTTCTCATCATTATCTATATATCCGCCATCCGGTTCAAACTGATCATCAATACCAGGCAGCACGTGCTCTATGCCCTCATCGTTCTCTTCCGTCTGAGCATCCGCATCCACGATAAATGCAGATAGCGGAACGTGAAACGCATTGCAGAAGCGCAGCAGGGCGATGGTAGGCAGTGGCGACTTCTTTCTTATCCAGCTATCCAGGCACGCATTACTCGTGGTACCCATAGCCTTCATAATTTGCTTATTGGTGATTTTTCTGTTGGCTTCCATCCATTTGTCGAGGAAGCTGTAGTTATAAAAGTACTTCATATCTCAACTATTTTTAAAAGGTGAATAACTCTATTATGTTCATCTGAAAATTAATTAATATACCTTACCTATGTTAAATTCCCCTAATTTCTGAAAGAAAATATAGGTAACATTTGGTAGTTACGATTTTATTTCCTAAATTTGCACCAAAATTAAGAAATAAAATTGAGATGACAAAGGAAATTATAGAAAAAGTTACGCAGAATAATACTCCGTTAGAGGTAAATGATATTTCTGCTGACGAAAAGAAGAACTTAGTTGAGTTTTTATCAGCCAAAGGCTTCACGATTTCGACTTTTTACCTTCGTTTCTTCCAGAAGGGTTTCGATGCTTGGGAAATCCTAGGCATCAAGAACTGCAAAAAACAGTTCTTAGCTATACCGGAAGTAGCTAACCTATTATCCGAGTATGTGGAGACCGATGCCCTGGGTAACGAGATTGGAAAGAAAGGTTATCTGACAGAGGCTGCCAAGAGCGAGGAGCCAGGTGTATTCTACACCTGTCTGAAAAAAGCCAGCAGCGGTCTCTGCATGAAGTTCTTTGCCTTCATGGAGGAACGCGGTATGAGCCGCACCACCATCATCAAGCGGTTTACCGCCGATGACTGGAAACCGTGGGAGCAGGAAGGCATCAGGGCGCTCTTGCTGACAAGAGTAGCCTAAGCTGTCATATCCCCCTCGCTCCCGTTCCCAGCGATTCTATCGCTGGTCTTTAATGAAACATTCATAACTACAAATGATAGATGTAACTGTTGATTTTGAAACCTGTTCGCTTTCTCCCACCGCAGCCGTTATGAGTATCGGCGCGGTGGCATGGAAGCGCTACGGTAAAGAGAGTCCCTTCTTTGATGAAGGTGACGGCGTGTTGAGAAATTCCACATTCTCTGCCCACGTTGACCTGCGAAGCATGTTCCTGAATGGGTTCGCCTTTGATCAATCGACGGCAGACTGGTGGGCAAAGCAGAGTGACGAGGCCAAAGCTGCCTTGCTCGATAGCGACAGCGACGAGTCACCTTGCCAGCCTATTGATGTGGTAGTGACGTGGTTCTTCGAGTGGATACAAGATGTGAAGAAGAAACTCGGTGATGAAGACCTTTGCCTTTGGGCGCAGGGTACCGACTTTGACCCGGCTATCCTGAGATATATCTGTTACAAGCTGGGCATCAAGTTCCAGATTAAGCATACCCAGTTGAGAGATCATCGCACGTTCTATCTTGAACTTGCGAGAATCATCTGGGATGCAACTGAACCGAACGAGGAGAAGTTCTCCTTAGACAAGGCTTATGCTCTGACTACGGACTACAAGAACATCGCTGATGATGAAGGTGCAGCACATGACCCGCTCTTCGACTGCAAGCGAAGTATCTACAGCACCTGGCAGATGATGAAGAAGATAAGAGAAGCCTATGCCTAGGCTATTCGATTTGCCCTATATCCCTAACCGGACGGGCATACAGCAGAGGCACAGGAATCTATCCCGATATAAGATGCTCCATCGCTTCGCCTATACCGAGACGATGAGCGGACTGAGGGATGACATTCCAACTCTTCTCTTCTATGCTCCCTTCGCCCTATTGAAAGATACCTGCGAGTATCTTTGCAGGATGATGGCGGGTAGCGTGGAAGATATGATTATCACGCCTTCGCATAGTTGCCGCCGCAAGAACGGCAAGATATACTGGAGGCAGGAGGTGCAGATCATCGGTCTTGATACCGATTTCCTCACGATGGAAAGTCTCTCACAGATGATAGTACATCGTATGGAAACTATCTGTAACTGCAAGATAAGGCATTATCGCCTGGAAACATTCTTGAATTTATAAACGTGAAGATATGAAGAAATAAAAGATATTCTGCATGACATCATGCAACTTCGGTACGATACACTCGATCCGACTTTATTTTATTAGACAACCGAGCCATCGGTTAAATGGCAGGAAGAACTGGACGGGTAATGAGTGAACACTGCAAAGCTTCACTGATAAGTTGATACCCTCCACCGCAGTTCCGAAACGATAAGTGAAAAGTCTGATTAAAAAGCCTGAGGAATACTTATCGATGCGGTAAAAAGGCATCCTCGAAAATTGGCAGCATTACCCCGAAAGTTCTTCTTTCTTTGAAAATATTGATATAAAGAGAATAGGGGAGGCATTCTGGAAACGCTCTTACGCAAGGGTAGTGGAAGCAGTAATGCTCCACGACTATGCTGTACACTGCATCTTTGCAGCGGGCGAGTACCACAGATTTTCAAATGCTCCGACCGCTCGCTCTGGAATATAACCCGGCAAGATGTAAACACTTGAAGTTTGGCCTACCCTCATGCAGCCGTTCCCAGCGATTCCGGCGCTGGCGAGGTCTAGAGTGGTGCCTTCCCTTTCTCTTTTAACTCTATAAATACTCTTACTGTAAGATATGTTATTCCACCCGATATTAAACCAACTTGCCAATCTTGACATGACTTTCCTCGTAAAACCTGCCGATGAGCAGCGCATCGAGGGACAGACAGCCTGTTTCTGTCCGTTCTGCCAGAAGGAAGAGGCAGACGATGGCGAGCAGGGCAAAGCAAAGCAGACTCCCCACCTCATTATATACAATAATGAGCGGGGTGGTATGTATAACGGCGTAGGGGTGGATAATAATACCAAGGCAGAGCATGGTGCCCTGCGCTGGATGTGTACAAAGACCGGCAAGTATGGCTACGGAGCCTTGGAACTCTATGCCGCCCAGCGCAAGCTGCCGATGCACGGAGCCAGTCTGCTTCGCCTTTGTCACGACCTCGTTGTGAGGGTATGTGGCGACAACGAGAAGACGAGAGCCAAATGGCCTGCGCTCTTTGCTAAGATGGACTATCGAACTATTGCCGCACAGACGATAGAGACATTCTCTTTCATGCCTAAAACTGATTTCAATCCCCAGGAGCTTGCAGCCCTGGGGTGCGAGGTCACATCAGTAAAAGGCATTCCGCAATACGGTTTCGGTAAGGACTTCAACACAAGAATGCTGAATGAAGATTTCCGCATCTATGCCGTGGACCAGGTAACGCTGCCCAACGTAGTGAGGAACGGGCAACTGGTAAGCGAAGTGATTTACGGCACTCCCTGGAATCCGCTATTCGTCTGCTTCGCCACCGATGTGATAGCCCCGCAAGGAAGTTGTGGATGCTTCTTCCGTCCGGCTATGCAGCAAGACCCGATAGTCTTCTCCACCTGCGAGGATCACAGCGTGAGGAAGGTGAGCAAATGGCTGATGGGCGATAAGGTCTTTACTTATGCGATGGACCATCGGAGTAACAACTCTACTGCCGTTCACTCGGCAATAGAAAAGTTGCAACCGGGAGAAGTTTATACGGAGACGAAAGAAATATGGGTAGAGAACGAAACCAAGGACGGAGAACCGAAAGGTACCTTCCATACTGAGGATAAACCTATAGAAATAGGTGACATCAAGGCTCAGAACATCGTTTTCTGCCGGACACCGGAAGACGCATTGAGCATCTATTATGCCATGCGTTCCCTGCGTCAGGATAAAGCGCAGGATAAACATTTTCAGAAATACTGCTGGTACCACGTAGCCTTCTCGCTAGGCAGAAGAAACTTCTGGTATATCGAGCGTGGGCAGTGGAGACAAGAGAAACTGGATTTCAACGCCGTGCAGTATCAGAAAATGAAGCGATTTGCCGAAAGGGTCATTATGATTTACCCTAATGACATCGCCAGCCAAAGGGATTGTGGAGCCATCGCAACCAAGTATTGCGATATTTGCTATGCCACGTTGCCCGATGGCTTCAGAAGTAGATATAATCAAAGGTGGAACTGGTTGTATGGTTGCTCTCCTCGCTCAGTGAGAGATTATCTGATGTGCTACCACATGGATGATGCCGACAACTTCAAGTTCGACCACGATATAAGGTTGCCGCTATATTCGAGGTTACGAGGAGCCAACAATACGGACCCATTCGAGATAGAATATCCCCGTGACCCGAGAAGCGGCAAGCTTAAACCGCCTACCTGCAAGGTATCGCCTACCAAGGTGTGGCTCTTTATGACCTGCCACGGCTATTACAGAATGATAGACCCTGAGAGTACCGATCTCGTAGGTCAGTATATCCACCTGGATAGATGTTTCGTAGAATACATCGACCAGAAGAGTATCATCCAGGCAACGAAAAACCAACTTCTGCAGTTTACTGAACAGAGTTGGCGGCATAATGATCAGGAGCGCAAGATGATGTCAGACTGTGCGAACCTGATAGATAAGAATTTCAGCGAAAAATCGGCTGGAGGTTTGCAGAGTATGGTGATAGATTTCACCGAGAGCTTCGATGCCCATACGGAATATTTCTTCTTCCGAAATGTAGCGTTGAAAATCACTCCCGAAGCCATTACGCCAGTCAGTTATGATCGTTTGAACTTCTTTATCCCATCCCTGGCAAAGAAACCGTATGATTTCACGATGAGGGTATTCACTCCTCCTTTCGTAATCAGCGAGAGTCAGGAATACAAGGATAGGGTAGCAGCCATCGCCCAAGAGGAAGCGCAGGTTAACGAGGATGGTTCTCCTGTCTTTACGAGAGCCGAAATCGACCAGAAGAAGAAAGACCTCAAAGATTGGGCGCAAACATTCCGCTGGCAGGTGGATTGGCAAGGCAAGCAGGAGAAGGAACTTTGGCCTGTACTGAGAGTGATTCGCGGTTGCTGCAATGTGCAGTGGAGACTGGAGCAGGATAGTATTCGCAACAAGAAGCCGATGCCCGCTGAAGCCATCGCCGACATCAACTCTCATTTCGCCAACATGATTTCCTGCTTGGGAAGAATCTGCTATCGCTCATGGGCTGACATGCAGAGTATTTGTCCCTATCTCCTCGAAGATGCGGTGGAGGACGAAAAGCAGGCAAGTGGCGGTTCTGGCAAATCATTGATGATAAACCTCGTGGTAGGTTCAGCAGTGAATGTGTTGCGTGTCGATATGAAAGAGTTTGTAACGATTGCCGACGCAAAGTTTGCTCTTTCTGATTTACTGATATATCCGGGTAAGTTTAGAGTAATACACTGGGAAGATAAGCCTTCGGGTTTCCCGATGAAGTACTTCTATATTAAGGTAACGGCGGGAGCCAAGGTTGAACGAAAGTTCGGCGACCCGATTGTATTCAAACTGGAGGAATCGCCATTGAATGTGATTACCAGTAACTATCAGCTAAGTGATAGTGAAGATAGTACGCTCAGACGTTTCCCCTTGGTGTCATTATCCGACAGATTTTGTGGTGAGAACCCCATGAAACATAAGTTGGCGCGCTCTCCTAAAGAGGTAATGAAGAATCTCGCATCGGACCCCGAAAAACTGAACGAGCGAGACCGCAATCAGGCGATATATATCTGTGCCCTTGCCGTGCAGTTCATCATGCGCTATCATACCTTTGCAGTTGCTCCTCAGAAGAACGTTCAGCGAAGACTGATGGTAAGAGAGCTGACCGAGAATACTGTGAACTATTTTGAGTGGTTCTTCAGCCGTAATGAGGTATATTCAGCACCTATCTGTGCAGACGAAATGTTTAATGAGTTCATGCGAGATTGGGCTGATGCAAGCGAGGGTAAGAGTAAGGAATACAGCCGAGCCACCTTCAAGAAGAAAATCAGGAAGTATTGCGAGAATATGAATATCGACTGCAATCCGGAGAATCTTCTGATTGGCGAGGACAACAAGCGTCATGGCTGTTTCAAGCTTCGAGCCTGGATAACGGAGGAGTACTTCGTAGGACGGGAATGGGAGAATGATGAAAGTGTAGAGCCGAAGCATATCCGTAGGGTAAAGACAAGCAAGCACGTCTATTTCTTCTTCCGCAAGGGTAAGGATCACATTCCGGAAAGCTACGACGAGTTAAAGCGGATAGCGAAGGAATATGTAGAAGGTCCCGACCCATTACCTTATCGTGATGATGACGGAAACATCGTTTCCCTCACCCCAGAAGAGGAAGAACGCTGGAAGGCATTCACCTCCCGCAAGCAGGGCAGAAGGCAAGCTATACCGAACGCTAGCGATAGCAACACCGCAGCAGATGCAGTAGCCGGAATAGACAAGAGCGATCTTCCATTCTAGCCCTCGTTCCCAGCGATTCTATCGCTGGTCCATCTTAAACTCTGAAAGCAAAAATGGCAAAGAAAGAAGAAACAAAGAAGAAAGGCATCCGGATAGCCAATCGCCAAGCCTGGGTAGATACCTTCGTGTATCTCTGCCCGCAGCACCGAGGCGGTACAGGTCTCGGTGAGTATTGCGAGAGTCCGGACGGCACCCGAACCAACTGCACGGGCAGATGCACCTATACCGGTAGCGGTGCCTGCTCGCACGTAACTCAGTTCTTCAAAACATATCTTAAATTTGTAAACAAGGAAATTGAATTTCTATAAAAAAATAAAAGCAAAATGAAAATACAAGCGCAATCATCTCTCTTGCTCCGTCAGGCTTTGCAGAAAGCTGCGAAGTGTATTGATAGCAAGTCAACCATCGTCATCTTGAGCAACGTGCTCTTAACCCAGCGCAAGGAAGACAGTAAGTTCTTCTTCGTATCAGCTACCACTGATTCCGAACTCACCATCCCTGCCCCTCTCAGCATCGTAGAAGGCAGCTTTAAGGAAAATGTCGTTCTGCCTATCACGTCTCTGCTATCGCTCCTCTCTACACTCCCTGCTGACTGCGTAGTCACCATGGACCTCTCTGAGGATAAGAATCGCTCAATGAATATCGAGTACTGTACCCAGAACGGCGAAAATGTGAAGAGAGGCACCGTGAGTCTGGTATATTTCAGCGCAGAATCATTCCCTCGTGCAGCGCAGCCCGATAATGCTAGTCTTCACATCTCCCTTCCGATGGCAACCTTCAGCAATGTGCTCTCTCATGCCGGCAAGTTTGTATCCGATTCCGAGCTTCGCCCAGTGATGAGATGCCTCTGCATCGATGTAGCCGAGGATAGAAGTGAGGTTATCTTTGTAGCTTCAAACGGCCACGTCCTTATCAAGCTGATTCATACCAACAATCCGGAAACGGGAGGCAGCAACTTCTTCCGTAGCGGAACACCGGGAAAGATTCTCGTATATAGCTCCTTCTTCAAGACCCTTTCCGTTTTCGATGACTGCGAGGATATTGATATTGAGGCAAACGAGAAGGTGGTACGCTTTACATCAGGAGATGATATTACCTTCGTCTGCAAGAAGGCAGAGGGACAGTACCCTAATTACAACTCCGTGATTCCTCGCAACAACCCTTATAAGGTTACAGTAGATAAGCGGGAGTTGGCAAGCGTGGTGAAGCGTGTGGCACTCTTCTCCAGTGAGAGCAGTAACATGGTTGTTCTGAAGAAGGACGGAATGTTCCTCGATATTTCCGCCCAGGACTTAGACTTCAATATGTCGGCCAACGACCAGGTGCTCATCACTGACGGCACTTGTCCGGAAGGTCATCGCATCGGTTTCAAGGCGAGCAGTCTGCTCGATGTCCTGGCACCTATCCCAGATGATACCGTTACCCTGCACCTGGGCGATCCAAGTCGTGCAGGAGTTATCACCGCCAACGAGTCTTCACCTCGAGCGTTGACCCTGCTCATGCCGATGATTTTGAATGAATAATAGATTCTCAGAAAATACTGATAAGATTATGGATGATACTTTGCTCTTTATTCCTCCCTGCTGTGTAGATAAGAAGCTGCCAAAGGCAGTGATGCAGGCTCCACGGCGGGCATTGAGCTTCTATACTCACGGCGATGTGCTGCTGGATAAATTCTTCCACGCCATCGGATATTTGGCTGATACGACACCTAACCGCACAGTGAAGAACCATTTCTGCGTGATGGTACTGGCGATGACCGTAAGCAGAACATCTGCCACCGGTTATATGGTTCATTATCTCCGCACCTGCTTCGAGCGGAAATGGATCACCCACCTGGTACTCTCCACCGACAAGAATGTGGAAGACTGGATAGATGTTCATCTGCAGGAGTATAAGGACCGCATCTTATACATCAGCCACAAGGACGTAAGCACTCAGACCTCGCACATGGTTCTCTACAACGAGGAGAAGGCTTTCACTCTGGCAGGGCCGATGCTCGATACCCCCAACGGTAAGCTGTCGCATTATGCAATGGTGCTCTATCCAGACTATTCGGCTTGCAGCAATGCTTCCGACTGGTCAAATCCATTGAGAAATATCTGTTTACCGGATATATTGCGACACCGGCAGCGGGTAGCCAAGAGCAAGCTGGAGGTAAAGAGTATGATCCTCGACCGATTCCTGCAGGCAGACTTGCCGCCTTATCCGGAAGACAAGGAGCAGGAAAGTCATCGTGACTATCACGACTTCGGAGATATGGTGTAAGCATTTATAAACCGATAAACAGAATATCGTTATGGCAAAATATCATCAGTCTTATCAGAACCTCCGCCAGTTCTGCGAAAAATGGCAGTGGATAGACCCACGCAGCGGTCAGCAGGTAACTGGCTATGTGCATCCGCAGACAGCGAGGAAGGTAGAGCGCAAGCCGTTCTACATCAAGTTCCTCACCAAGACCGGACACGTAGATGAAGGCGAATGCGTCTGTCTGAAGGTGGATATTATGCGCCACCAGAGAAAGGTGCAGTTCGTCAAGAGCGGAGAAATCAGGGTAGTGAACGATATTCTGGTACTGGAAGTAGATGGTACCAGGTTCATCACCCATTAAAGAAGCATCTTCATGTTTTCAGAATAAATCAAAATACGATTTCTAAACTCTAAAATGTTCATCTTTTTTAGGTGAAATTTGAGAATTGAGCCTTTAGCGAAAGGCAGCATAACAAGGTAATAAAGTTTGTGTAAGGTAAAAAGCAATGCAGGTTTCTACCATGTACCTGCACCTCCCTGGTTCGTGAGAATAGGGCGCTTTTTCTTAACTGAGTATTCATTTTAAAACAAGATATAGACAATGTGGAATCCATTTAAGAGACATAAAGCGAAGAAAGCCCTCAAGCAACTGAGTGATCTGACCAGCGTAATTGCTACGATCAAGAAGTGGGAGAAGGCTGGATTGATTTACTGGCAGGTAAAAGGCAAGACTCTTCTAATTGAGCAGAGTTTGGCTACCGTCTTGCTGAAGCAGGAGGGTGATATATTCAAGAAGTTCCTGAATATCGCTGCTCAGATGAAAAACTCCGAACTGCTGGCTGATGCTTATGAACAGCAGCGCATCACTATCGAGACGCAGGCAGTGAGAGAGGCGCAGGAGAAAACATCCGGCGTGTTGACCGATGCTGATATACAGCGCATCCGTCAGAATGCACGTGAGAATATGCAACACATCGATATGAAGAGCATCCTGGATGCCATCAATGAGTTTGACATCATGATTATTCTTAGCAAAGCTACCTCTTCTGCTGATGCCACTCAGGAAGGTGGCGAACTGATAGCCGTTGGTCATTTCGATGGCAAGAAGGTGGAAATGGCAATGTGGGATGATATTAAGCACGATTTGCAGTAATCATTCCGCATCATCAATTATTTTTTTTGCCTATGAGAGCAGTTATATTCGCCAAAGAGTTTTGGCTATACTCTCAACTGAGTGTAGCCAAGTATGCCGGAGGCATAGACATATCAGAACCAGGTGATGGCAAGCGCCATTTCCTGATTGTAGATGAGAAAGGCCAGCCGTTTTCCGGCAATGTATATCAGAAAAATACCCCTGCCGACCTGGTAGATGAGAATTTTATCCCTCTCTACAAGAAGTTGGGTAGAGTATTGTTTCTCGCCATCATCCAGGCCACCCCCCAAGCTTCCCGCAAGGAACTGAAGGAAATCCTCACCGAGGCTGCCGAAGTGAAGAAGAAGGGTGAGGAAGCTGAGAAGGCAGCAAAAGAAGCGAAGCTGAAGGCTCAAAACCCTTCGCTCTTCGATTAAAAAGAAAGTTTTTAATACATTATAAAGATTTATAGAGAAATGAGAACATTAGAACAATTCCAGAAAGAAGTCCTTGCGCCGTTGCGTAAGGAGAGAGACGACAAGCATGCAGAAGCTTTGAAAATCAAGACTGATGGGGGGGCTGCCTTTGCGAAGCGTAAGAAGGAAATCGTGGAGAAAGAAGGGGAGTTCAAGGAGCATCAGAAATCTTGTCTGAAAGAGTTTCTGAGCAAGCAGACCTTAGAAAAGAAAGCTTTCTTCGTTCTACAGGATGCCGAGCGTGCCGATGCTCACGCCCAGTATCAGAAAGCTACCCAAGACTACAAGATTGCTAAACGCCGTGCCAACGAGGAATATATGGATAAGTTAGCCATAGCTTTTGCTGAGTACAACAAGGAGCGAGTAGCCGCAGGTGAGCAGCCTGTATATTACGACAACCGCCGTGAGATGTCAGCCGAGGAACGCAAGGCAGGCTATAGTGAGAATGGCTGGCCAGCAGACCCGGTACAAGAGGTTGAAGTATGAGTTTCAGAAATACAAAATAAACAATAATAAAAACATGAATACAAAACAACAGAATATTCTTCGCTCTCTCTTGAAGAAATACAAATACAAGAGCGTAAGTAACGTGGTCCGTCAGGCACTCGGAATCAACTTCGAGAACTTCCTGCAGAAAGCCGAACCTCTCTATATTCTCCCCCGCATAGCCTCCTGCTATGCCGCAGAAGAAGACAAGAAGGAGCTGAATGGCATTATCTACAAGGAATGGCTCAAAGAATGCGTAGAAAAAGAATGGATAGCCCCTCTCAATACCTATATCGAGGAGCACGGAGACCGCATCGTTCTCTCTGCCATCTACTACCTCATAGACAATGGTCTATGGGAAACCTACGAAGGTCGCCTCTCCCTGGGTTCCCAGGATGAAGCCTATTATGATAAACTCTCCGATATGCCTTCCGCCATCGCTATGGTGCAGGAGCAGCAAGCCGAGGAAAAGGCCGCCGAAAAAGCAGCCGAGGAGAGCGTCCCCGTTCCCAGCGATTCCATCGCTGGTCAAACCTCCGGCTATACCCTAACCGCCGAAGAAGCCGCAGCCCTCATCGCCACCACCTCCGATACCTGCTCCCAGCTAAAGCAGAACATCGAGCGCCTGTTTGATTTCATCCATACCGCCACCGATACCGATGCCCTCCGCCAGAAGCTCGCCACACTTCAGCATCAGCTAGAAGATCAGAAATCTCAGCATCAGAAAGAAGTCACCACCCTGCAGCAGAAAATCGATGATGCCTATACTACGGCGAATAAAGCCAGCGATTACATCTCTAAGCTGAAGCAGGAAGCCAAGGAAACCCAGAAGCAGTACGATGAGCTGAATGCCAAATACAAGAAAGCCCTGGATGAGCGTGATGATGCCGACAAGGAGTTGGAAACCTGCAAGAAACTTCTAGAGGAGGAAGCCAATCGTGAGCAGCTTCCGAAGAAGAAGGTTATTCCATACAGTGTGCTCGATGCCGTTCCACTTCTGGGCAAAGGCGTAATGACTGGTCTAGAACCCGTCCTCGCCAAATACAACATAATCATCGACCACAACAAGTAGAAATGCGTATGGATCAGGGTATCATCAATCCAAAGAGTCTGTTTCTCTCAAGGGTAGAAAGAAAGGACAACATCGTTCTGATGCCTACTCCTGCTGGTAGCCCCGAAGAGTTCGGCTGCATAAAATTCAACAACGCTACAGAACGTATGTCGAAGCCACGAGTAGTAGATCACGCAGAAACGGATGTTGAATTTGTCTTCCGAAACAAGCTTGGCTGCGTTTATGCTGTGGTTTATCACAACGAAAAGGGCGAGGTTCTCACAGATATGCTGACTAAGGCGAAAAGTTCTAAGTGGGAGTTTCATAACTTCAGAATCTTTTTTCTGCCTTGTTTTACAAATGCTTATATCTCGTCGATATATGGCTACAGGCAGATTTCCGAATTGCAGGTTGCGCAGGAATTATCCCGCTTCTTCGCATTTGAAGGCGTTAAGTCAGTTATCGGAGATTATTCCATGCTGGCACTCCCCGGGGGTATAGCCGTAGCTCGGTGCATCTTCAAGGATGAAGATATAGTTTCTGCTGAGTTGTTCGATTTCGTAACATACGAGTCTCTTGATAGGGATGAAATCAAGGACATCTATTATCAGGAGTTTCATCGACACATTTCCGGAGAAGAAATGAATATCTCTAATTTCCCCAAAGATCTTCTGAGGGAAATTCTTGAGGATAGTGTAGAGAAGATGCAGAAGAAATGTAATAAATAAAAACAAAGCAAGTATGGATAAGACAAAGTTAAAGAAGCTCTTTTATGAGGTAAAAGCAACAACCTTGGATGTGATATTTACAGTATTCATGTTCGGTATGCTCTATCTGCTTATTCACGCGATTATTACGGATGCTAAAGAAGATGACAACCGCGTAAAAGGTAGTAGCATCACCGTAACATCAAAAGGTCACGAGTACATCATCTTTGAAACCGACAGAGGCTCCACCTGTTGCATTCACTCAGCATCCTGCCCCTGTGAGAAAAATCATTTAAAGTAACAGCGTATGGATGACAAAATAAATATGTTAAAAGAAACGCTAGGTGAGGACGGTTTAGACCGTCTGGCTGGTTTATCTGATAAGTGCTTTTTCATTAAAAAGGAAGACATCGAAAAAACGTTTGGTCAGAATTTGATTAATGACGGAAGTATTTTGGTAGGTGACAAGTCTCATTTCATTCCGGTTGATCTCACCAGTGATACGACAACCCTGGCAGAAGAACCAAGAAGAAATTTCCGGTGTTCTTTCACTATAGTAGATAAGCAGGAAGAACGTTATAATGCTCAGATGTTGGTAGTCTGCGTACTGCCGGTATTCGGTAAGTCGCTGTTTCCCGTAACTCCCCCTCACCTTCCATTTCGATTGGCTGATGGCTATACAACGCTGTATCGCAACCGTCATAACTTTTTTTATACGGCAATGAGAAATCTCTTCTCTCATTTCTTTTCTGAGAAATCTGAAGAAGAGCAGTTGTTTGAAAGGCTAGAAACAGCGCAAGAGTTTGGCAATTATGAATACCTCCCCGTCCCCAGCGATTCCATCGCTGGTCAGCAGGGAGAGGATAAAAAGAAGAGAATATGATGAAAATAAACAAAGAAACAATCCAGAAGTTGAATCCTTTGTTTCAGGCAATAGCTGAAGGCAAGACTATTCAAGTCGAGTCTGGAGACGATTGGATGGATATAGATTTTGGCGGGGAAGGAGTAAATGCTTCTACGCTCATAACGTGCCCCGAATGCTACCGCATCAAGCCAGAAGCAAAGTACCGTTCTTTTAAGAACGCAGAAGAGTGCTGGCAGGAGATGTCAAAACATCAACCGTTTGGGTGGATAAAATGTAAAGAAGGTTATTTTAATATCGTTTATGTCGATGACGACTATGCAGGCTTGGCAGATCCCGATGGTAGCTCCATCCTGCTGGCTTCAAAAAATAGCTATCAAGACAACACTTTTTACGACGGAACGCCTTTTGGTATGAAAGTGGAGGAATAGTTATGGCACTTGAACAATGTTCTGATTTGCAGCTTATGCTTCTCACTATATTCACAATATTTCTTATCGTGTTGATGGAGCAGGTAGCAGAGTATCGTTATTTTAAAAAAAATAGTAGTATGAAAATAAAAATTGTTTCGTTATATTTCCCCAGTTTCTTTAACGGGGATAGGCTCTCTGCTTTTGCAGATAAAATAAAGTTCTTCATCATGTATAAAAAGCATTGGTGGCAGAGATACAGATACATGAAAGATTTGTTCGGGCACCCAATGAAATTTGACAGTCAAGAGGAAGCCGAAGAGTATCTGGAAAGGGAAGGTATAGATTATCAAGGAAAAGCATAATATTTTTGATTAGCGTATGGCAGAAAAGAAAGTATTAACCATTCATCTTACTGATGAGTGGTATCAGAAGATAGCTAACGGAGAAAAGACAGAGGAGTATCGAGAATGCTCCTTATACTGGACGGTTCGTTTGTTAAGAAAGGATGTTCCGAATAGGCCAGACGTGATAGCTGGCGTAGCCAAATATCATCGTGCTTCCGATAGAGGCCTTTTCCTACAAGGCTACCTCACCGGAGGTCTCAAGCATACTTCGGATAGTCCGGAAGATAGAACTTACCGCAAGGAGGTATTGGAGCCTTTCACTCACGTTCATTTTCTCCTCGGTTATCCGAAAGATAACCAACCGTATATCGAAAAGGAAATCGACGAGATAACGGTAGATAAACCAAAGAAGGGCATGTGCCCGGATGCGTGGTTGAAAAAGAATATGTTTGTAATCAGATTTAAATAGATAAGCGTATGGCAAAGAAAGAAAAGAAATGTTGTGGCAACTGTTTCTGGTTTGACAGCGAGGATGCCTATGGCCAAGGCTGGTGCATCGATGAGCAATGTGAAACGTCATGCGGTAGTATTTGTGGCAATCATAAAAACAAATAAGCGTATGCCCGATAACGTATATCAATTCTGCGGCAACTGCTATTGGTATGATGTCGATGATGATCACCGTGCTAGTGCCTGGTGTATGAAACGAAAATGTAAGACTTCATGTTTTGATGTCTGTAAAGATCATAAATTTTAGATAGCGTATGGAAATAAATTATAGAGATTATTACCCCCAGAGCGTCTATAAGCATCCGGAGCCTATGGAAATGATGATTCCTACTCCAAAAGACTTCGGTCAGTATTTACAGAATAAACGTAATAGGAGAAGAAAGAAATGACGTTAGAGTTATCGATGGAGGAAAAGGTAATCGTAACCATTCCCTGGGTGATTACGATATTCTTCCTGTTGTTGGTTTCCGGAATATTTGAAGGTGGGCATGAGCCTATAAAGCCGCCGGATATTCCGCCACCACCGCCTCCATCTCGCCCTCATCCTCTGCTATTCCGTCGCAGATTAAGATTAAGAACTAACAAAAGAAGAAGATATGTTATACGAAGCAAAAGAAGGAACAAAGGCTTACGAATACATTAAAGGTATTGTCGAAGCTGAATTGCAAGAACGTGTAAACTACAAGAAGCGAATAGTGAAAGCTATCGGTTCTGATTTCGATAAAGATATACACGTTGAGAATAACTGGCTTCTCACTCGCCGATTTAGAATCGAGAAGATATTGGTAACGCCAGAACAACGGGCTAAATTAGATAAGAGAGCCTGGGTGAAAATTCTTACTCATCGTTTCCCGAGTGGCGTTTATCATTACTTGATTCCCAACGTAAAAACAGAGCAGGGTAGGGCTGTTTCACAGGTGCTCGCCTCGTATAACCCTGTAGCAGGTTTCAATGATGTAAGAATAGGTTTGAACCTCACGGAGCCAGTGAATAGACCGATTGAGCCGTTTAAGCTCTATTTTTTCAGAAGCCGCGCCTTCTTCTATGTGGATGAGCCAAGCATGAAGTTTAAAGAGAAAGATGAAGCCTTGGAAGAAATTTCCTGGCAGCAGTTTCATCTTGATTTCTATGAAGAATTAAATGAAATAAACGAATTTAAACGTTAAAGATTATGGCATGTGATTGTATTAGCAGAGTAGAGAAATTGGTTAAGGCACAGACTAACGAGAGCGGTTGCCTTGATACAAGTATCGGTGTTCCATCGGGCATTGCGATGGTAAACATCTATGGTCTATTCCATAAGCGGAAGAAGGATGGTTCCTTCTGTGAAAAGTGGAACCAGGTAAATATCCTCCCCGAGTATTGCCCTTTCTGTGGCAAGAAGTATGTGGAGGATAAGAAAGAAGATGTTCAACAGAAAGAAACTGAGAAGTAGCGTATGAAGCAAAAAAAAAGTTCTATTAAGTCTTCATTACCCTGCAAGCCTCAGAAGCCAGCAGAGGAGTATGATTGTAATGATGTTCCTCTTATTTGTCCTCCGGTGGCTCCAAGAGTATTATTACTAAAAATGATACATGTTTTTATAAAGTCAAAAAAGAAATAGCGTATGTTATACGAAGCAAAACAAGGATCAAAATCTTGCGAATACATTAAAAGTGTTCTCGAAGCTGAAGAAAAAGAGTATCAGGCCTACATGAAGAGAGTGAATGAAGCCGTTGGCTTCGAGTTTGAGAAGTGGCAAGGTTATCAGCCTAACCACAGTCTGCTGCGAGAGTATGAGATAACCGCCATCTTGGTACCGTCCGAGCGATATGAAACGCTGGATAAGAAGTTATGGAAGAAACGTGATGGTAAGATGCTGGAGGATGGCTATTATGTAGCCGTAGCGCCTAATAAACGATACAAGCAGGGCAAGGCTATCGCCGCCGTACTTGCCTCCTACAAGGCTGTTGCCAACCATTTCGATGTATTGGATGAACTGAGCATAGGAAGTCCTAAAGGTTTCCGTTCTTTCTCTATCACTCAGCTTCTTCGCTGCAATGACCGCTACTTTGCCTTCTTCGATGATAGCATCCGAGCCGAGAAGAAGAATCCTGATTTCACGGAAATCACGATTGGTGAATATGAGGATCTTATTAATAGTAGCAAAGAAGGATAATCGTATGAAGATAAATATGAAACAGGTGAAGGAGAAGATAGCAGGCTTTATCTTTGACCTTATTATAGAATCGGGCAGTAAGTCTAAATTCTTCCGTAAGTACACCAACCATCGCTTCCGTAAGCAGTACGAACGATTGAAGGATGATTTCTATTTTCATCAGTATAAACGCAACAACGATTTAGAAAAAGTGAATAGTAAGCTGCATAAAAAGATCAGCGCTTTAAATTACAGACTTCACTCTATTTATGATGCGGTGAAAGTCGTAGCTACGGAGTACCCTAAGAACATCCCGTGCCCTCACGGAGAAAAAGATGAAGAAAACGATTGCCCTGTCAGAACAGATTCCACTGAATGCTGGTGCTGCCCAGGTTTCGTATGTAGAATACCTGAAAAAGGTACCATTATCTGTTGGAACGAGAACTTTGAACAGAGTGAGGATTTAGAAAATAAAGAAAAATAACGTATGGAAACAAATGATTATGTAAGCATCATCAAAAATATGCTAAAGTTTAGCAATATGGTGGAATGCGTTTATCCCGACCAATACAAGTTTGTCTGTCATCTGCATAATATTCAGGAGCGTGAAGCGATGGATATGTACGGTGATCTGCGTAAGATAGCTTCGGGTCAGTATTGTAGTATCAAAGATAAGAAGGACGGGTATCTTTATTCCATGATAAACATGGCGTTGGAAGCTAGCAAGATTCAAGTCTTAAACTCTCTCATCAAAGATACAGCAGCCATTGGCGAGGATAGAAAGCCAAATATCCTTGCATTCTTTAAAAGAGGCAATGAGCGTTTTTCGCAGGAGTTTAATTTGCAATGGCAGGTTGCATATCTTGATATAGCCGAAATGATAAAGAACGGCTATACGCTAACGGCTACCGCCCGCCAGGTAGATAATGTTGATGCCAAAGATTACGTAGGCGAGAATAATGGTAAGAAATCATATATTCCTATCTACGATGGCGATGTAATGCTTTGCTATGTAAGAAACCCGAAATGGTGGAGTTCTGATTGCGAGAACAGCGGTCTTTATCTCTGTAAAGATGGCGTTTACTATCGTCTCATTTATACCCCAGGTAAAGGTTATATCAGACACGGTGAGCCTGATACTGACGAAGCCTTCGAGTTGGACATCGAAGATAATGCCTTCAGTAGCTATGTGATGACTCTCAGTCAGAAGTGGTATAAGCTGGGTAATATCCATGCTGGCATCGGATTCTTGATTGAAAAGCCAGAAGATAAAGAAAAATAGCGTATGGAAACAGAAACAAAAGAAACTTCTGTAAAGGGAGCATTGATTTACCAGCCGCAGGGTGCGGCTGGTGAATATGCCAAGTGGGCAATCAATCTTTACCATGGTTGCTCTAACGGCTGCACATATTGTTATAACCGCAGAGGGGTGTTGAGCCATGTCTTCGGTGATAAGCCGGAACTGGCAGCACCTATCATCAAGCAGCGCGATAAATTGCTCAATGAATATTTGAAGAAAAACAATATGACTGCACATGATGCTATTAAGAAAGATGTTGTAAACCATGAAAGTCTCGTGGCTGCCCGTGATCTTATCTCGAAGGATTTAGAGAAGATAGGAATAGATAGAATACGTCAAGATGGCGGTATCTTTTTCTCTTTCACCTGCGACCCATTCGATATAGAGGCAGATATGTTTATCCTGCAGCAGGTGGTTTTACATTTGCTATTTGATCGTATTCCAGTCACGATATTAACAAAAAACGTGCATTGGATGCAGACGGGTTTGTGGAAGAGTACACTTCGAGACCTTACAACAGATTATAAGGATATAGCCCGCTACCTCACCATCGGTTTTACTATCACCGGTAAAGATAAGCTGGAGCCTGGCGCTCCTTCTACCGAGGAACGTATCGAAGCTTTGCGTGAACTGCACGACAAATACGTGGTTAAGAACTTTGTGTCTTTAGAGCCAATAACGAGTATTCATACCGCATCGGAAGTAATCAAGAAAACATATCAGATTACGGATGAGATACGCATCGGTGCCCAGTCGCCTATCAAAAAAGATAGATATGATCCTAACGAGTTTGTCGGTTTTGTTATCGCGGTTAAAACCCTGGCACGCGGTCTTAATTGCCGTTTCATGGTAAAGGATAGTATGTATAAGCAGGCTGAAACTTTTGAAGGTGCTTATAGAGATTTGTGCATCGCAAAACTCGATGAGATAAGAGAAATTTATACAACAAAAAGTAAAGAATAAAATTATGAAAAGTAAATTGAAGTATTACGCCCAGGTTATCGGCGTTAACCTGTTGGCATTTTTGGTACCCGTTCTTGCCGTTGTCTTTATTTATGGCCTCGGTAAGCTGAAGAACATCTGTTCCCACCCTTGCGTTCTGTCACAGGAGATATATGATTGCTGCCTAGAGGCAACCATCGTGGTATTGGCTGGTTTCTCCGTAGGTCTTTTTCTCCTTGGCTGGGCAGATAGCTGGAGAAAGACAAAGCTCAGAGTTCTAAAAAGTAGAAAAGAGCGTGAGGAATTAGAATTGCGTGTCAAGTTAGAGGTAGATCCTATCGGGGAGAGAACGGAGCAGAAGAATACGCCTGCGCTAGGTGATTCCGAGTTTGAGGATATTTCCGGATTGACGGTTAAGGAGATTTATCATCTTTATCAAGGTCGTAAGGTCCTAATTATAGCAGCGGGTAATGTAAAAGGAAATTTCTGCGGCCGTCTTGCTGGCTATGACAATGAAGGTTCTATCCTTTACATAGGTTTCACTGATTGCTGCCTGGATTCTTACTCCCTGGATGATATAAACGCTATGCGTAATATAAATCCCGAAGTCAGTTTCGTAGAACCAGGATATAAAACTTACGATTGTCGTATTCCTAGCCTTATCCGTATCTGTAAGTAAGGATTATAAAAGTAAGGAAAAGAGTAAGGAAAAGAGTATGGAAAAGAATTATTTATTTGATGTTGATGGCTTGCTGCAGGTGCTGCAAGCCATCAAGGAGGGGAAGCCGGTGGAGTATCGCCTATTGGAGGAACCTGATTGGCGAGACTTCGACCCGGAGAATTGCGATATTGATACCGAGAACTGCAAGTACCGTATCAAGCCTCGTGAATATGGCAAGAATATCGGTACCACGCCTATCTCTCCCGAAGATTTACAGGAGGATAGAATCTATCTTTTGAGAAGCGATATTGATGCCGGTACGATCAGGGGCTTTATTTGCGTAAAAAATAATGAGTGGCGGGGAAGAAAGGTTATCACGCTGCATTTCTCTTGGAATAGCGATGGCGTTTGCTCTACGCTTTATGTAGGCGATCCTGATGTGGATTTTTGTTGCAGCGAGCGGTCTTCTGGCTTCGCTAACAATATTTGTCCTAACCTCGTGACGAATAACTTTGATAGTGTTTCCATCTATCACCCTTCTCTGGCGCAAGTTCAGATGTTAGAATCTAAACTGCGGGAAATAGGCTATGAGTTTAGTAATGGCAAAATGCAAAAGCTCAATGGAACCAAAGAATAAACAGACACCGCTCCTTACCAAGGAGCAGGTAACAGAGCAGCTTCTTCAGCAGCATTTGCGCGGCTGGAAATCGAACCCTAAGTTTATCGTAGAAAACCTTTATGTGTTCGACTGGGAGAGCGATATGCTCATCAAGACCCGAAGCGGGTATTGGTATGAGGTGGAATGTAAAATCTCCCTTGCTGATTTTAAAAACGATTTCACCCATAAGCAGCAGAAGCATGAATTGCTGAAGAATGGGGATGAGAAGCGTTGCCGCCCGAATCTCTTTTACTATTGTGTACCATGGTACCTTAGTGCGAAAGTATATCCTCTCCTTCCTGATTATGCCGGGCTGATTGTACTTAAAGCGGATGGTAAGCTGAATGAGATAAAACAGGCACACTGTCTGCATCTGCAAAAGTACACCGATGAGGAACTGAAGCTATGCGATAAGTTCTATTACGCCTACCGCAACTGGAAGGAGAACGTAGAGCGCCACCAGCCTACTGCAGAAATCAAGCGCTTGAAAGATGAGATTGCTTTCCTCAAGACAGAATATAAGGCCGTAGCCGGATGCGATATTAAAGACGCATTTTAATAATTTTAAATAGATTATGTTTGATATATACGTTAAAATGAAGAGAAAAAAGTGTTGGGAACTTGCTATAGAGGTTCCCAACGCTTGTGGTGGAATGCCTCACCTCTGGATGTATTTGGAAAAGAAATACCTTCCATCTTACGTACCGGTAGGAGTTGATGGGAAACCGCTGGAACTGGAATTGGTGAAGGAAAAACAGACAAAAGGTGAATATGTAAGCCGATGGATATGTGCTTCATCCAAAAAGGAGATCGAGGATTTACAGAAAGATTTCCGCCTAACTTATGAGGAAATGATGGTATTCAGATCTACCTTTGATTTTGCAAAGGTTCTAGGCGAAGATATACCAGTTTATCTTGAATGCTTAAAGGTTGTCGCTGACGAGTGTGGAGGTATATATCCACAACAATACGAAAAGTTGCGTGCCTTTATTAAGACACACAGCATAAATGACATAGAGGCAATCGCTTTCAACCAGACAAGCGTAAACTGTGCCTGTGATTTCTTTGGCAACAGATATAATGAGCCAGCAGATAACTTCTGGGACTGCATGTGTCCAAAGGATTTTTATGACAATCTTAGAAAAGATTGTGATATTAAAGACGCATTTTAATGATTTTAAATAGATATAAAAATTATGAGTTTATATACAAAACAAGAAAAGGTGAAATCCCTTTGGCATCCTATTACCGATGAGGATTTTGATATTGACTTCAGCAAACCGTTTATCGTTTGCTGCGATGATGCTTCTCTCTTCATCGTGAAAGATTTGCCAGATATGTTTTACTATCTGAACGAAGACCGCTTCTATGATGTCAAGGCGCAAGCCTTGTCTGAAGAAGGCAAAGAGGCATTTCGAGAATTTTATTTCGGCTATATGTATCTCGATGATGAGTTCTACCAGGCGATAGAATGGGCAGAAGGAAAGTATCTAGAGGACGTGAAGGGTAATAGAGAAAGACCGGACTTGTTTGTTATGGATGAAATCGGACCAAAGGTAATTGATCATTTCAGTTTCGATCCGAATGGTGATCCGGCATACGAAGGAACTCCTAAACTATGTAGGGATTTTGCAGTGAAACATCCTGAACTATACAAAGTCGAGTATATCGTTAATCTAAACTGGGTTCCTGCAACATCCATCTATGCCCTATTTACAGCACCCGTTGGTGAACCTAAAACCGCCTATGTAGTAACATCGGGCTGCTATAGCGATTATCATATCGATGGCGTATTTTCAGATAAGAAAAAAGCCGAGATATTTGCTGATAAGGATGGGGATAGAAGCATTGAGCTATACAGCTTTGACGATGAGCAGATGCTTATGCGCAAAGACTGGTATGAGGTTGATATTTCCATAGGGGCATCTTCGGAAGTAAAGGAAGTTTCTGCCCGTAATCTTGGATTCACGTATTTTGATGCAGTAAAGTTCACGAAGGAGGAAAAAGATTGTATATATTTCTCGTTCTTTGTTTCGGCCATCAGTCGTGAAAAGGCAAAAGCCATCGCGCTGGAGCGTTATCATGCTCTATTGGCAGTAGAAAAAACTCATTTCCCTATGCTCAGATGGGTGCGTATCGTTAACCCTGCTCGTAATTATAAGGTTTTTGAAAGTCTGGTATTCGGCTATTTCGATTACAAGGCATACTATCGTTCTTGCGGCACAGTAGAGCGAGTACAGGATTTGTTTATGAAGATAAAGGATTCTCTCCCGAAACCGCTATTCCTAGACGAAGATAGCATCGATTGGCAGAACCTTACAGAAGATACCTGCATGAAATTGATAAGAGACTACGGCTTTAACATCGAAAAGATGCCTAAGCTCGCCTAGTCCCGTTCCCAGCGATTCTATCGCTGGTCCTAAAAAGTGAATAATATGGTAGAAGAAATTTTCTAAATCAAACAGATATGATGATACAGATTCAAGATTGGAAATGTGACAAGAAAATCGTGGTCGTGGATGAAATCAACCACGGCACCGTTCAGGTGGAGATACCGAAGCCTGGAGAGTATAAGGATAAATATTACCAGCATGCCGATTGCGCCATCTATAACCTTTGGGTGGATGAGAAATATCGCAAGCATGGCGTGGCACGCCTCCTGATGGAGACTGCGGAGAAGGAAGCACAGAAATTGGGATGCAAGTCTGTGCAGTTGGAATATGACAAGGAAAGTGAGCCTTTCGTTCTTCAGTGGTACCAGCGCCTTGGATATGTGGTGAGGGCTTGCGGTATAGGCGGTCCTTTGTTGCTGGTAAAGAAGCTTTGAGGCGATACCTTGTCCCCGCCACCCAAAAATAAATTCGTAACTTTGCAAACAGAAATAAATAATTTTGTTTTTCATTCTAAATATTTAATGAGTTATTAGGTTTGTGTAATTACCAGACTGCAAGGAGTTGCAGCCGTTCATAAACAGCAATTTACTGTTTAAGTATTCATAATGATTATAGGGCTTCTTCACTGTGAAGCGCAGGAGCCTTTTTCCATTTACTTTTTAGATATTTCTTATATATATAGATAATGTATTAATTTCCAAAAACGCAGAAGGGCGGGTGTCGTGATGACATCCGCCCTTCTATCTTTAAACGTTCCTTCCGTCCGGCAGCACGAACCAGCCGATATTTCCTCGCCAGAATTTGCATCCCAGATATAGCGAGTCGAAGGCATCGGTGAAGTCGGTTCTCTGCTGCAACGGCAGGTTGTCTTCCGTCTCCGCTTTCTTCTCCTGACTCTTATCCTTTCGGAACCCCTGATAGCCGATGCTCACTTCACAAAGCTGCAGGGCTATAATCAGGTCGGGGTTGTTTGGCTGATTGATACGAATAGCAGGATATTCTATGCCGGCAAGACCATTATTGATGATACGGTGCTTTACTTCATGCTTTTCCGGCACACCCATATCTATTGCCGTAACATTCCATCCATTACGCTCCAACTCTTTAATCACAGCCTGATAGAATCGCTCATCGGTCAAAGCATACGATGCACCTTGTTTTGCGGTAGCATCATAGTAGTAAACCACATCTCTGTTCACGGCTCTCTTCGGAGCATAGTAATGTGAGAAATCATCTACCAAATCTCTCAGCTTGCGTTCGTTCTTCACATAGAAGCTTTTGATAACATTCACTGCCTCTACTCCGTCGCGCTGATATACCTGACCTACCACCAGGGTATTGATATTGGCGTTATAGTCAAATGCGAGATAAAGAGGAAGGTCGTTCACGCAGTCGCTATCCATACGGCAGTCGTTTCTTTCGGACAGCTCTTTTAAGTCGGGCTGATAGCTCTCTGATGTAATTTTCTTGCCGCCTATGATGCCCGTAGCCTTCTGGGTGCTCCAGTTGGCTTGCGAAAGGGGGTCTATTCCCTCGTCAGGAATATAACCGTGAACATGATCTATATCCAGATTAGAATAGAAACCATCGTTCGATTTTTTGATTTTTACGTTCAATATTGAGACCATGAAAGTGTAGTTAGGCAGATCTCGCTTCATGGTTCTGATGTAGTCTTCAGTAAGCAGGTCCACATTGTCGAGGGTAGAAGCACGGCGAACGAGGAATGCCGAACGGCGAAGCTCTCTCAGATAGTCGTCTCGAAACTTGTCTGCCTTGTCGAACATTTGCATCTCCCACCATTCTTCTTCCGTAAACAGATATTCGTAATCATAGATGAGTTCCGCATCTGCTGCATCTACCAGTTTATAGTTTACTGCCATATCCACCATGTTTTTTGTGAGCTGATTGCCATGGTTAGGCAGAATCTTAAACTGCCCCTCGTGCTTAATCATCTTCAGGGCGATGGCACGTACAATCAATCTCAAATCCGGTGGCACGGCATGGGGAGTATGCCCGGTCTTTTTGGCATTATAGATAAGGTCGTTGTAGCGGATAATCTTGTTGGCATAGTCTTCCAACTGCTCCTGCACCCATCTGTAAGTCTTGCCTTGAAATTTACCTGATTCTATCGTAAGGTCAAGCTTCTCCTCCTCGCGCTCCAGCCAGCTGCCCTTGGTAGTAAGCGAAGCATCAGATAGGAATCTTGTCGATTTATAAAGCGGATTGTAATCAGTAAAGTTGATGTTTCCCAAAGGGTGAGTCTGGCCTGACAACGCCGGCATCAACTCATCGGTTACTTTCTTGTAAGGGAAGAATCTCGCCTCGTCACCTACCATGGCAGAAAAAGTGTAACTGTTGGCACTTGCGGTCTGCGAGAGGGAGATGAGAACCCACTGGGCACCATTGGCAAACCAAATAATATTGTCATAGCTTTTCGGCTTAAAGATAGCCTCACGAGCGTGCTTCGGTGGTCGTCCCAAACCGAAATGAATGCCCTGCGTAAAGCCGAACATTCGTTCCATGGCAGCCATGGTACCAGGAATAGTCTTGCCGAATCCCTGCTGTCGTGATACGGCTACCCAGGCTCCCAGCATACCGGGCATGGAGTTAGAAGCCATCCAGACGTAAGGAGCCACAAGACCGTCGGTTTTACCCACACGTCTTGCAGCAATCACCCTTTCATCCTTCGCAGCCATATACAATGACTGCTGCTGGAATTTGGTTAGGTATATCAAATGTGGTCGTTGCATAATAATAAAAATGTTATCCTGAAAGTATGTTGATTTTAAAACAGAGAAGGCTGCATCATTTCAAGCTGAATGCGCTTGCAAGCCTTGTCGTAATATTCTTTGTTCAGTTCAAAGCCGATGAAGTTTCTTTTTTCTCTGATGCAGGCGATGGCAGTAGTGCCGCTGCCCATACAGTTGTCGAGAACGCACCCCCCCCACATTGGTATAAGTACATATCAGATAGCTGAGTAAATCTACTGGCTTCTGGGTAGGGTGGAAGGTATCGGCAGAATGTTCTTTATCAAAGCAGATAATGCTCCTTGGGAATTTTTCATCTGATACGATAGTAGGCACTTCTTTATGATCGCCATAACAACCTTGCTTTAAACTATGAGGGCCATCGCCTTTTCGATGATTCCTTTGATGTGGAGCACATTTAACCATCTGAGGATTGTAGATAGGTTGTTTCCGATAGAATACTGCAATATCCTCATGCGAGCGCAGAGGCATTTTGTTGGCATTCAGAAAGCCTGTTACCCGCTGTTTGCTCCAAATAAGATTATATTTCCAGAGTTTCGGCTGTGACATCATAAGTTGTGCGGTAAACATACCTTGGCAGAAAAGAATAATGGCTGCATTGGGTTTGGTTATGCGCAGATATTCCTTCCATAATGGCTCAAGCGGGATAATGCTATCCCAGCCACCGCCCTCACTCTTTTTATTGAGAACGCCATAAGGCAAATCGCAGATAACACAATCCACGCTTGCGTCCGGAATCTTTTTCATTCCTACCAGGCAATCCTCATTATATATCTTATTTATTTCCATCCTCTATAAATCTATTTTTATCAATTAAACCATTTAAGAATAGTTTCTCCTTTATATCCTTTTTCCCAGATAAACCAGGCATAGGCTTGGGCGCTCCCTGCCATAGCGTCAAAGTCACCATTGGCTGCGCATTTCAGTCGTGAACTGCTTACCCATACCCTGCAAGGTGGCTGCGTTTTAAACAGATGTCTTCTTCCTTTTCCTTCAAGAAAAGTCAGTTTCAGGAACATAGCAACCTTTCTTCCTTTCGGGATAATCTGCAAAGCCTTTTCCACGAACTCCAACGCAAATCGGTATGGTGGGTTGGTAACAATATCTCCGTTCCATTCCAAGTTGTCGATGGAAAGAAAATCTGCAACCTCGCCATAACCTCTATCTATCAAGTCACGGCTGATTACATCGTAGCCATGAGCCTTTAACACTTTGCTAATATGTCCTTCGCCGCAGGAAGGTTCCAAAATTACCCCCCCCGTAAAATGCTCTATCTTACAGAGCCATTCGGTAGCTGCGGGTTCTGTGGCATAGTAGTCTTCTTTTTGGCGCTCACCATCCGTGTGGTTGCTTGCGCCCAAAGTCTTAAACACGGCAGCCTTGCCGCCTACCCAGTCTTTTGCCATAAAGTCTATAAACTATTAACTATAAATTATTAACTATCCCAACTTCCCCACATGCCATTTCGAGCACACCTTGCACTGGTATGCCGTATATCCGGCAGCCATGATTTTAGGGTGCAGTTTCAGAAACTCGCAGGCTTCATCCTCGCTCTCGTAGGCAACCTTGGCTTTCCAGCCGTGGCTGCTTTTCCTCGTCCAGTGTTCCGGATCAGGACGGAAGGGAGATATCTTGTTGGGATGATGATTTTCGTATCGCTTACTCATCGGCTGGTTCCTCCTTCATTTCTTTAGTCTGTTTGTCAGCCTCCTTCTCTTCCATCACCTCTTCCATGTAGTCGAAGTAATCAGGAGCTTTCTCCGGAGTAGCATTCAGACTCTCCTCATCGGCTATCTGCTGCATATCCTTCACCGTCAAACCGTACTTGCGAGCCATCTTGCGCTTATACTCATCGGTATAGTTGATACGGTCGTGCTTCACGATGCTTACATCCTGCGTAATGGCAATACGGCTCATATCCGGCATCTCATCCGTAGCATCCTTATCCTCCACGAAGTTGCCATATACATTAGCCAGGGCTTGCATACCCTTATCCACCGCGCGGTCGTTGTTCTGCTGTTTACCGGTACGAATCAGCCATTCAGCGCTGCTCAGATACATCGCCTTGTGGCGAGGACTTTCGTCGGTCTGAAAGAAGCGGATGATGTGGTTACAGACTGCCACATCATTATTCAGTTCCGTAACCGTTCGGGGTTTGATATTGCCTTCATCGTCAATATCAATATGCAGCGCCATTACCATTTCCTGCGCCTCTTTGTTGCCCTGTCCTGCCTGGTTCACAAAGAGCGTATAATCGCGCCGTGCGATATTGCGACAGGTGGTACGAGGGTCTATATCGTTGTTTTGCACCCATCGCTTGTAGAACTCAGCACAAATCTGCATGCGGTACCGCTGTTCCAGTTTGGGGAACATCGTCTCCATGCTGAGACCATTGGATAGCCATTTGTCTATCCTCTGCAGGGTGTTCTGTGTTAATTGGCTCATCTCATTTGTTTTTAATGTTAAATGTTAACTTTGTGGGGCATCGAAACCCGAAATTCGTTTCATTCGTTTCATTCGTGTTCAAAAACCCCGAACCTCGAAACGCTATATGGTAAGGTCGATACCAAACTGACCTTCCAGGAACGTCTTGTAATCGGGCTTGCCGAATAGCGGTCCGTTCTCCTTATTCCACTCCTTATTATTAGAATAGAACACATCACGTGTGAACCATTCATATACGCTATCGTAGCGTTTCAGCGCCGTGCAGTTAGGATGCGTATCTAAGTACTTCTGTCCGGCACGCAGGTAAGCCTTCGCTATGCGGGGATGCTTCTGAAACTCGATAAGGCGCTTGCGTCTTGAAGCCAGGGGGCAGCACATGCAGCCGAGTCTTCGGGTAACGTTGATTTGCCCCCCCCGTATCATAGTATACTGGTGCCAACTTCAATCCTCTATCAAGAATGAAATCCCTCACATCTTCGTTGGTCCATTCCAAGATAGGATAAATCTGTTCTACATGATTTTCCTTTTTCTTAGAACCATAGTACCGGCATTCGGTAGGTTCGTTATATCTTTCCTTTCTCGCTCTGCTTTCTTCTTTGCGCACACCGATAACAGTTTTATCGGTGATTTTATATTCCTTCAGAACTTCACAGCAGAAACGGCTAAAGCGATTAGGAAACCCTTTCTTTGCAATAAGCTGAAAGAAATTTTCTTTAGGTCTGATAATCTCCACACCCATCTCCTTCACGTGGGCGATAGTGCCCGGTGGGTCGATGGTGGTATTCTTGTATATCGCCCTGTATCTGATACCAGCTTCCTGGGCAAGCTGCAGGATTACATCACTATCCTTGCCGCCCGAATAAGCCAGTTCTATCTCTCCATCGTACCTTTTCTGTACGCTTTGCAGGAGGCGAATAGACTGATCTATCTTTTTCTGTAATTGCTCGTTTATCATTTTGCGCCTTTTTAATTTCTTTATCTGCCCACAAAATTACGAAATCGCCCCTAAATGATTGGGACAACCCCCGAACCCCCAATCTCGAAATAGCACCCCTCTCGCCCCCCCGTTCCCTGCGATTCCATCGCAGGTCCCACAGCTCTCTTTGTCCCCACCTCTCAATAAAAAACCGATACCTTTGTATCGTATTAAAGACAACATAGGATAACATTAAAAAGAAAAAAGAAATGCAAAGTTTAATTCCAACTCTTACAAGGTTTCTTGCAGCCATTATCGGCTTGGTGTGGTGCACACTGGAACCATCTCTTAACTACATCGCCGTATGCTTCTTCGCCCTGATCTGCGACTGCTATACGGCGTGGCGCTGCAACTGCCGCATCTATTCCCGCTATCGGGAGGCTATCAAGAAAGACCCTCGATGTAAAATCGACGGCAAGCTGAAATCTAAGAAAATGGCAAAGATGGTGAAGGACTTCTCCGTCCTTATCCTTGCGATATTCTTGGCCACGATGGTAGATACCGTGATACTCGATTTTCAGAACCCTCTCCATCTCGCCAACTATCTTGCTGCTATCTATTGTGGTGTGCAGCTCGTAAGTATTCTCGAAAACGAGAGTACCTGTAATGGGGCACCCTGGGCAAGAGTGATGCAGAAGATTGTGGCCGATAAAACCGAAAGGCACTTCAACGTGAAGCTGAAAGACTTGATGAAGGAAGAAGAGGAGGACAGCGAGAAAGAAGAGGTAAAGGATAAAGGTAAGGCAGATACAGATAATGCAGCCAAGCCGGATAATGGTGCAGATAAAGATGAGTGGATTCCGTCGAAATCAGGTGGAGATGCTTATGATATATAGTGCCAACAACTCTTAATTTCTGTACGCCATCAGTTAATAATGTGTTAAAACCCCTTTGAATTATGACAATATCAAATGTTTTGGAGCACTGGGCTACGATATATAAGCCCTTATCCCACGACCCGACAAGCAAGAAGCTGGAAGAACAGAGTTTCTTCCGCATCCGTGATATTGATGAGGAAAATATCTTTTCCCGCAACGCCAATATCATTCACTCTCCCTGTATGCTCTATCGTGTAGTGAACTCCGGAGAGTTGAAATCGGATAAGCAAGCCCTGATTACCTATCAGGTCTGCTTCCTTACCCGACTGAAAGATTCTTCTGCTACATTGGGCAGATATGATGGCAGCAAATTGCAGGCTGCATCGGATGATCTGATGGAGTATTGCGAAGACCTTGCGTCTTATCTCACTCAGCTTCGCCGCACAGGTATCTGTCCTATCACGGGCAGAAACTTCAAGACGGAGGAACCTAAGTTGGGCATCGAGTTATCATCCATTGATATAGAGAGTTTCGCCTATGGTGTAAACCCTCTCTTCCGTGGACCGAGCTGGCTTCTTGCCGATTGCTATTGGCAAACCATCCGTCCGCTCTATAATTTCCAATGCGAAAAAGAGCAGAAATATATCATTCCTGCATCGACAGAAGAAGGAAAGGAGGGATAAACTATGCCTATCAGAACTCAACCTATCAAGTCGCCTTTTGCACCCCTGAAAGAGGTGGCAGGTGTATATCTGAAACAAGCCCTTCTTGATATAGAAGTCAACTTCAATACCCAGAAGATTTATCCGGTAGAGGTATATCGTGGCTACGAGAAGGTGAACAAATACCGCGAGGAACACGGCATGTGGTACTCTACGGGCGAGGGTAAGAAATCCTTTGAGGGTACGGTATATCAAGCCGACGAAAAGACGGGTAATCTGATGGTAGGAATCCGCTATAACGATTATCTCCGCTATGTGGATATTGGTGTAGGTTTGACGGGTGATCCTCGTGACCCTGCAGCCCATATCACTTCCGATAAGGTGGACCGATCGAAGAAAGCCAAGTTCAAAACCCGATATATCGGCAAGTGGGATAGAAGGGCTGGTAAATCTCACCGTCCTGCCATCATGCGCACGGTGAGAAGACTGAAAACGAGATACGAAAATCATCTTGCCGATTACTACGGCTATCAAGGCTTGTTGCAGATAATGAACGCCCTGGAAGGCGAAGGCGATTAACCCCTCTCGCCCCAGTTCCCGGCGATTTTATCGCCGGTCTCATAACCCCCAAAAATAAACATTAAAAATAAAAAGCAATGGCAAAGAATAAAACAGAGGCTATCATCACGCTCAACGGTCAGCAACCGCTCCAGGTACTGAAGCAGTTGCAGGAGGCAGCAGCGGGTATATCCGAGCAGATAGATGCGGCTCAGGCGAAGCTGAAAAACCTGAAGCCGAACACTGATCCATATAAAGCGCTCGATGCCACCATCAAGGATTTGAAGAAGCAGTATGATTTGCTGGCTTCTGCACAGATTAAGGATATAGCTGCCAATGAACGTTTGCAGAGTGTAGTGGACCAGCTTAGTAATACTTCTCTCCGCAATCTGCGCCGTGCGTTGGGCGATGGCAAGCGTCAGCTTGAAGGCTTGTCAGAGGCAGAGCTGGATCAGGCAAACGCTATCCGCTCAATGATGAAGGAAGTAGGCGACCAGGTGCGCTTGCTGGAAGGCAAATATGTGAAGATTGAAAAAGGACTGAAGAATATAAGCATTCAGTCCGACCAATGGCTGAGTAAGGCCATAACGCAGCAGAGAGACCTTGTGGCTTCACTCGAAAAGACAGATGCCAGCTATCTCAAGAATCACGCCACATTGAAGCAGTTGGAGAGAGAGGAGGATAGACGTAATGGCAAGCTGACTACACCGGAGGCTATGACTGTGGTGCAAGACCGAACATCTACTGCCTCCGAACTTCGCCGCGCTAAGACTTCTATTACTCAGGCGAGGGATAATGTAGATACATCTGATACTGCTCAGATAAAAGCCTATAATGATGCCCTCGCTACCATCGAAAAGCGCTTAGATGCAGTTTCCGGTAAGGCGCAGAAGGCTTCTATGGATTCTATTCAACTCTTCAAAATCCTGAGTAACCCTAACGGACACCCTGCGGAAGATATTAAGGCAGCAATGGACGTTATTCAGAAACAGATTCAGAAGTTGCCTGTAGGTTCGCAGGAGGTGGCAAAACTCCGCCAGCAGTATGCTATGTTGGAGAAAGCCCTGAAAGGTACCTATCTTTCGCATAGTCAGCTTAACGATGTTATCGAGAGAGGACGAAAAGGAAAGGCTTCTATCAACGAGTTAAAACAGGCTTACAATCAGCTTTCCGAAGAGTTGAATCAGTTAAACACCAAAAGCAAGGAGTTTAACGAGAAGCAGAAAGACCTGAAGGATTTAAAGAAGAATATCGAAAACGCTACTGGAGCTATAAGCAAACAAAGCAATTCCTGGCAGACGGCAGTGAAGAATCTTACGGCATACGTGGGTTTATTCGGAGTATTCAATGCTATCAAAGATACAGTTACTTCTGCTATCAAGAAGAACTTTGAATACTCTTCTTCTTTGACGGATATTCGCAAGGTGTCCGGACTCACGATGCAGGATGTCAACAAACTGTCCGAGGAGTTGGCTAAGATTGATACTCGTACTTCCGTCGATGGCTTGGCTCAACTTGCTTATCAGGGTGCAAAACTTGGTATGGGCAAGTATGGCGTGGAAGGTATGAAGCAGTTCGTAGCTGCTGCAGACCAAATCAATGTAGCCATCGGTGAGGAAATGGGAGAAGAAGCGCTCCCGGCTCTTTCTAAGATGGTGGAGACGATGGGTCTTATCCCGAAGATGGGCATCGAAAAAGCGATGCTTGCTACGGGTTCGGCTATGTTCAAACTGTCTTCTACATCTACATCTACATCTACCAATATCGTAGAGTTTGCCAAGCGATTGACCGGTGTGAGCCGTACTGCAGGTATCACTACCGACCAGTTGTTGGCTCTCGGTTCTGCATCCGATTCTCTCTTCCTGATGCCGGAGGTGAGTGCTACGGCGATGTCTAAATTCATCGTAGCCTTGCAGAAGAACCATAACCTTATCGAAAAGGATTTGGGCATTCAGCAGGGTACTATCAAGAATATGTATGCAGCCGGGCATGCAATGGATGCCATTGTCCTTGTCTTGGAGAAGATGCGTGACAAAGGTAATATGAATGCCCTGGGCAGTATCTTTAAAGACCTTGGCTCTGATGGTCAGCGACTCATTACCGCTATGGTAACTATGTCTAAGAACGTAGATGTACTGAAGGATCATCTCTATGAGTCTAAGGAGGCATTCGAGGAGGCAAGCGCTGTAACCAATGAGTACAAGATGCAGCAGCAGTCTGCTGCAGGTATATTGGATAGAGCCAACAACCTTTGGGAGAAGGCTTTTGTCAATCCAGATGGTGTGGAAAGTGTAAAGTCTATGGCGCAGGCTTGGTACGACATGTCGCAAATGATTTTGCAAAGCCCGATATTCAAGAATACACTTCAGGCAGCCTTGTGGAGCGTTATTACTGCTTGCAAGGTGTTTGTAACTCTTCTTCCTCTTATCGCCAATTATGTTGCTGCTCTGGGTATCTATAAAGCCGTTTCGTTTCTTTGGGAATTAGGTAAGGCAATAAAAGCTGCGGCAGCTGCGCAAACATTATTCAATTCGGCAGCAAAGGTAAATCCTTATGTAGCTATAGCAAGTGCGATTCTCACCGCCGTAGGAGTGGTATGGTCTTTTGTGGAAGCAGATAAAGAGGCTGCTGCTGCGCAAGCGGAGGCAGCACGCAAAGCCAATGCCTGGAAAGATAAGTTGAAGGAGGCGCAAGCTCAGACTGATACACTTACCCGAAAACTCCACTCTTATAAAACCACACTCGAAGCCCTGAATGTGTCGCAGAACGCACGAAATACGCAGATTGCTCGATTTAATCGTGATTTTCGTCAGTATATCTCTAAGTTGGGTATCGAAATCAAGAGTGTGAGCGATTTGAAGAAACATTATTCGGAATTGGCGCAGGAAATCCAGCGTGCTACCTATTACCGCCTTCGTGAGGAAGCCAAGCAGAGTGTAATGCCTTCTTATCAGATGGACCGTCTGAATGCAGCTAACCGTATCAAAAACGAGCTTAAAAAGCTTGGTCTATATGCGGGCGGCTTTACCCAGAAGAACGTGATGGATATGTTCAACAAGGGTGCAGGTGCAGGTTGGATATGGCAGAAGATTATTGAGGCGAATGTAAAAGATGCCAAGCAGGGTAGTTTCCGTTTCAATATGAAAACCGGAAACTATACCTATACTGATAATAGCGGTAAAACCGTCAAGGGCAATCCTACAGGCTATAAAGGTCTGTTGTCTTCACTTGTTCATTTCCAAAACGCAACCAAGCGTGAAACAAGTAAGGATAAGGAGATTAATGATTACTTCAATCAGGTAGTTGATCTTGATGGTTATACTCCTTGGGTAGAGGATGAGCCTGGCACACTTGAAAATGATGCACCCGATAAGGATGCTATCAGTGCTGCAAAGCGGGAGGCACGCGAGCGGAAACAAGCGGAACGCGACCAGCAGCGTTCTTGGCGTGATGAACTGAAACAGAAGCAGGACGAGGCGAATGCAATCATGGATAATGTTCGCAACTTCTACGAGCGCCAAGTCAATGAAAAGTTATCCCAGGCAGTAAGCCTTGGAATGGATAAGACGGAGCAGGATTTGTTTGTAGAGCCTGTAAAGAGACGTATGGAGGAAGCCCTTTCACAGGTACGCCTTGCTATCTCTGGCCAGACTAACACCTGGGAGGATTTCAAGAAGACGATGGATAATGATCTTGTCGAGAAGACTGACGAGACCGGAGTCAATCTTTCTAAAGACCTCCTTTCTTCCATCCAAAAGAATAACATCACTGCTCTGCGTGAGAAGATGGCTCAGTTGGGTAATAGTCTGAACCGACCGATGAACTCCATCACGTCTGAAATCTTTGCCAAGGCTACCAAGAATCAACAGAACAATATAACGCTGGAGGCGAAACAGGCAGAAGCCCGACGGGAGATAGCCCAGGAGAACAATTACACGGGAGTCGTGCAGCAGAATATGTACGATGATTTCAATCAGATGGGCTTCGCTAACCCAACCGATTTTGAGCTAGCGGATAAGGAATCATTTGAAAGACGCAAGAAGCACATCATTGCCATGTACGAGCAGGCAAGAAAGCAAATCGCCAACCTTTATTCTGTTGATGTCAGCAGTAAAGAGGGTAGGGGATTGCTGATGCAGATACTCTTTGGTGATGATCCTTATGCGCTCGGTGCCCGTATTCAGAATATGTTGGGCGATAATGCGGAGGACTGGCATGTGTTCTATAATAAACTCATTCAGTATTCCGATGAATATACCGAAGCTCAGAAGAAGACCTACGACCAGGCAAAAAAGATTGCCGAGCAGATGTGGAAGGTGAATCAGCGCAATCTTGCCAACCAGGAAGCCCTTCGCAAGATGCAGCAGGAAAGCAGTCTCTTCGGCAAGCGAACCAATATGTGGTCGAACCTTGGACTCGGTAATCTCACCGCTGACCCAGAGGTGGAGCTGATGAAGATGAAGATGCAGATGGCAGAAGACTATTATGCCTTTGTATTCAAGAACTCAAAGAACAAGCAGCTCCTCGATGAAGCAGATAAGGCTCGGCAGGAGGCAGAACTTGCATACGTCAACCAAATGGCAACGGCGATGAAGAACCGCCTCTCTCAGATGCAGCAGCTCGTGCAGCCTATCGAAACCTTCGGCTCAGAAGTAGGCAAGGCATTTGCCGAAATGCGCAACGACGTAAGCAGCGCGCAGGAAGCTATCAAGAATGCTCTGAAGTCTATGCTCGAATCGTGGGCTAATATGGCGCTCAACGATGTGAATACGCAGATGTGGAAGGCTATCAATGATGCAGGTGCCAAGCGAGGTAAGAAGAAAGCACAACCTGGTATTGATGCAGCGAGAGCCAACGCTGATACCAATGCCGTGAAGGAAGATTTCTCTCATCTCGGCACGAAGGCTAACCCGATGTATGTGCGACTGGTGGATGAGGGTGCTTCTTATCTCACTCAGCAGCCGCAGTCTAGTTTCGAGAATATGCGTCCGCAGCAGATGCCTATCGGCTGGAACCCTGATGGCTCGCCTATCATGCCTGGCAAATCTCCTGCTGCGCCTGATAACGCTCCTGTCGTGCCTTATGCGCCTACCGATAACAATCAGCAGGGCACGCAAGAGCAGCAGAACGGCGCTCCTCATGCGTGGGCACATCGCAACCGAGACAATGCCAATGCGTTCTACCAGGATGCCGCCACGCAAACGGGTGCAGCAGCAGCCGATGTTATCTCGGGTGGCAGTTCCTTCAATGATGCCGCAGCCGGCATCACTGGTTCCTTTATCGGTGGCGTAATGAATACCGAGTTCAAGAAGGGCGGTAAATCCAAGGAAGACAAGGAGAAAGCTGACCAGCTGAAGAAGGAGAAAAAACACCAAAAAGAACTGAGTAAGGAGGTAAAAAAAGGCAATAAGGATCGTGAGAAGGTGACTACCCAGGGTGTTAAGAATATCACAGATGTAACTGCTGCCGGAAACAAGGAGCAGAACGAGGGCACTAAGGTGGCTTTGAATGCAGGTATGGCTATGACCCAAACGGCGCTCACTACCAACCTTGCCAATACTCAGGCTAATAATGAGGCGATGGCTCAGTCTGATGCAGCCCGTACCCAGTCAGAAGTAACCTTCTCTATCGCTGGTGCGATGGCTAAGTGTTTCGAATTCCTGGGTCCTATCGCTGGTCCTATTGCTGCGGCGGGTGTGATGGCTACCCTCATGGGCTTGCTCCAGTGGGCACTCAACTCAGCCTTCAGTAGTGGCAAAAAGAAGAGTAACACTTCTTCCACCAACACCAAGCTCGTAACCGGTATGCTTACCTACGATAGCGGTAACGTGCAGGACTTGAAGCCATTCGTGGCTGATAATGGTGAAGTATATTGGGCAAAGGAAGATGATGGCAAGCAGATGCAGGGCGTGAAGATGCTCACGTCTCCTACCGCCACCACCGTGAACGGGCAGCCGTCTCTCGTAGCCGAGAGAGGACCGGAAATCGTCATTGGTAGGGAAACCACTCATGCGATGATGATGAATAACCCTGGCTTGCTGAAAGCCCTCGTGAACTACGACCGCAACTATTCAGGAAGAAACTCAGCAAGAAGGGCATTTGACAATGGCAATGTGGGTGATGTTCTTGCAGCAGGCACGCAAGCAAGCAATGGTAATCTTTCGTCTGGCGCGTCAGCGGCAGGCGACCTGGTTACCGCAAGCATTGCAAGCAATGCGGCGCTCCTGCAAGCCGTGAATGCGCTCATTCAGCGTCTGAATGAGCCTATCAACGCCAAGATTAATATGTTTGGTCGTGGCGAGCTGTATGATAGCCTGAATAAGGCAAACCAGTTTATGAAGAATAAATGAAGGTTTTTTGTTGATTATTAATTATTTGTTTGTGAGGCTGTTTCGCTGTGAAGCGAGGCAGCTTTTTTTACTTGAAATTTATTCTGGTCCCATTTTGCGGCCAACCCTATATTTTAGTGGGCTTTCTGTAACTCGCTGATTTAGTGGGCTTTTTGTCTCAAAAGCATATCTTGGTCTCATTTTTCGCCGAAATTCACTACTATATATAAAATTTTCCGTGTATTTTTTCTTTTCCCTAAAATCAAAATCCCCTAACCTCAAACTAGAAGTTAGTAGCATTAACGGCTATGCCGTAAACATCAGACAATAAGGTAGTTATGAGGATATGAGAGAATGGCAGCTAGCGAGAGAAATGCAGGATTTTCTACATATTTTCTACATATTCCAAGAATATTTTTGCATTCCTGCGTACGTTAGTTTATAGAAATTAATTAAAAAATGAGACCAAAAATAAGAAAATCGCTGAAAAACAAGCAGATAGCGAAAAATCGTAGTGGGCTAGCAGTGGGACAATGGTGGGTCAGCAGTGGGGCAAAATCCCTCATTTTCTTCATTAGGGGACTTTAACATTTCGCCCTTCAAAAATAAAATGAGACCAAAATGAGACTTTTGAGACCAAAATCGGGAGTTTGGTCCCATTTTTGAAAAAATGAAGTTTCGGGTGTGAAAGCTTTTGCCCTTACAGGGCGCATTGCTGATTGCCATTATACCCAGGGCGATGCCCTAGGCTAGGAGCTTCTGCCCCTTCAGGGCGTGTGGGGATCACGAAAAATCCGTCTAAATATATAATATTTCTTAAAAATATAACTTATATTATATATTATATAACTAACCTATACTCTTTTCGATTTATTTTTGTATCTTTGCAGCAGATTTAGAATAGAAAATATAGATAAGATATATGTTTGATGAAATATGTTCCATCTATCGGGATGCGAAAGATGCACTTGGAAGATACGTCGATATGGAGACGGGCGAGTGCATCACGCAGATGTCTATCCGTGAGTTCTGTCTGACGGATAGATGGAAGCCGTATGTGGAGAAGCTGAGAGCCATGCGGCAGGAATTTGGCAGCAAGGCGAAGAAGATGCCGGAGTATATCGACACCAAGAAGATGCTTCCGGGAGCCACACTGAGCGGTCTCTTCCGTCTTTACGAAGACGAAAGCCTTACCCACCCAGGTCAGCGAGTGATGGTTTCCCGAAGAGAAACTCACCTGCAGCAGCATACGGGATGGCTCGCCATCGACATCGACCTTCAGGACAATCAGCAGCTTACCAATTTCGAGAATATCTGCATGGTGACTCGCTTCCGTCCGGAGATAGGTCTGCTGATGCGTTCCTGTTCGGGTACCGGATATTTCGGACTGGTTCGTTTGGCTTATCCCGATAGGCACAAGGAGCAGTTCAAGGCTATCCTCAAGGAATACGCAGCCCTGGGTATTGTGCTCGACAAGCAATGCGGCAATATCGGACGTGTGCGCTTCGCCTCATGGGATGATGCCGACCATATATATATTAATAACAATGTGCAGCCATACCAAGGCTTGCAGATGGAAGAACCGCAGGTGATACCGCAGGCAAGACCGATGTATCGCCAACCGTTGAGTAATGCCTCTAGCGCTTACGGCAATGGCTACGATACTAAAGCCTTCTGGAATGATCCTCGCACGCAAGACCGCATCATCGAACTCATCGTAAAAGCCTTGGTGAGCCGAAACATCAACATCACGGAAAGCTACGATGAGTGGACCAAGACAGGTTGGGCATTGAAGGCGCATCCCTATGGCGAACGTCTGTTTCACGAGCTTTCGGCATGCAGTCAGAAATACAATGCTGCTCAAGCATCGCAGAAGTGGCGACAGTTGGGCAGAAGCACCACCGTGAGTTACAATTACCTCATCCACGCCTGCAAGGAGAATTTAGGCCAAGGAGAATATCACTCTATCCTGCAGCAGGTATGGAGGGAAAGAGGCTAATAAGAAAAGTTTTTTAAATACGTATAAGATTATGGCAAAGAGAAATGTAAAAATCCCGAAGGGGTCATGGCTCGACCAGAAAGGTCAGCGATGGATGAAAGTAATATTCGATGTAATGTCCGGTTTCGGGGGGGGGGGGGGGG